TATTATTCAACGCAAAGGGGCGATGTTGGTAAAGGAAACGAACCAGAAGATAGCCCGCATGATTGGGATAAATTCAGCGGCACGATGTACCGTTGTCAAGCCGTCGGGTAACAGTTCTCAATTACTTGGTACACTGTCAGGTATTACTCCAGGACACGCCCGCCATTACATACGTCATATTCAGGCGGCAGACACCGAACAGGCGGTTCAACTATGGGAAAAGATAAACCCGAATTGTGTTGAACCGAGTGCATGGAACCCGACCCGTGAAAAAGTACTTGCTTTCCCCGTTACATTGCCAGAGGGTGCAATTCTTAAACAAAACCTTTCTGCCATTGAATTCTTGAAATTTGTGCTGATTACCAAACAAAATTGGATAGAGTACGGTACAAACTTTGACCATCCGAGCACTAAAGAAAATCCAACGCTACGTATGAATGTTTCTAATACTTGTACGGTAAAACCGGACGAGTGGGATGAAGTACGTGAATTTTTGTGGGAACACCGTGGTGAGTTTGGCGGAATTAGCCTGTTGTCATCATTCGGTGATTTGGATTACCCTCAAGCACCATACACCGAAGTTCTTGACGAGGTGGAATTGGCTGAACGATACGGTGCAGGTGCAATTCTGTCCAGTGGTTTAATAGTGGATGCAGCTGATGTCTTTAAGGACGTTTGGGAAGGCTGCAACGCTGTAACAGGCTTAGCTCCTAATTTACTGATTCTTACTGATGCAGACATTGCTAAATACATTACAGATAATATTAAGGACGGCAAGTTTTTAGTAGATATTGACGGGGTGTGTTTTAGCGATGTGAATTGCGTAATTGACTATTTGAAACGTAGGGTTGCGAAACGTCTTGAATGGGTACGCAGGTTCAACAGTTTTGCCGACAAATATATGGAGGGCGACCGTTTAAAGACCGCCTATTGCTTGAAGCACGTAAACGCCTTTCACAAATGGCAGTTGATTTGCAGAATGAAACCTGTGGATTATTCCGGGATTGTGTGGGAAGAACCACTGAAACAAGCAGGTTCTCAAATCGGTACGGCTTGTGCGGGAGGAAGTTGCGAGTGGCAACCGCCTAAGAAAGTTCAAGAATAATATAGAAAAAGCCCCACTGATGAAAGTTGGTGGGGCGTATTAAAATAAAAAACGATTAAATAATTATGAACGTACAGATTTTATTTAATGATGACGCCCGAAAGAAAATGTTTGAGGGGGTTGAAGAGTTGGCAAATGCAGTGTCGTCCACACTTGGACCAAAGGGGCACTCGGTTATTCTCGATAAGGGCTATGGAATACCTCACATTACTAAAGACGGTGTGACGGTTGCCCGTGCCTATGATACGGATGATACAATGAAGCGCATGGGTGCGACGCTTGTGAAGACCGTTGCTGCAAAAACTTGCGATGAGGCGGGGGATGGTACTACGACAGCCACTATTTTAACCCGTGCATTAATGAAAGAGGGGATGGCAACATTAGCCCGTGTGTCTAATCCGCAGCGTTTTAAAGAGGGTATTGAAGCCGCTAAATGCGAAGCCGTGAAGTTTATGCAACAGATGAGCAAAGAAATCGGTGAAAACGATTTTGAGCGCATTAGACAGATTGCGACAATAAGTGCCAACGGTGATGAGGAAATTGGGGCTATCATCACTGAAGCTATTGGCAAAGTAGGCAACGACGGAGTAATTACTGTTGAAGAAAGTAGCAAGAGCGAAACCACCGTAGAAGTGACGACAGGTTTCCAATGGGAAAAGGGGCTGTTGAACCCGTATTTTGTGACTGACCCCGAACGAATAGAATGTGTACTGAACAAACCATACATTTTGCTCTTTGGACAAAACATAAACTACCCCGATGAAATATTGGGTGTATGTCGCAAGGTGTACGATACTCACCGTTCTCTTTTGGTTGTTGCTCCTAATGCGTCTAACGACGTAGTGAATTTCTTGGTTCAGAATGTTAAACAAGCCAATGGACTGAAAGCCTGTTTCGTTAAAGCTCCTGGATATGGGCAGATGCAAAAGGATTTGATTATGGATTTGGGCGTTAAGATTGGCGCACACGTAATCGGAGAAGAGTATGGCAATCGTGTAGAAGAAATTGGTGTAGATTGGCTTGGTGAGTGTGAGCGTGTTGTGGTAAATAGCACTCGTACAATACTCACAGGGGGTGCAGGTTCACCAGATGAGGTAAATACACAGGTAGCCGCAATTAAACACCAATTAGACGACAGCACGAACGCTTTTGACATTGAAAAGTACCGTGAACGTATTGCACGCCTGACAGGTGGTGCGGCTGTTATTTATGTAGGCGCAGACAGTGACGTAGAAATGAAGGAACGGAAAGACCGTGTTGATGATGCTATTGCCGCAACTCGTGCGGCATTGGAAGAGGGGTATGTTCCTGGAGGCGGCACAATTCAGCTTCGTGCCTCTGAAATGCTTATGCACCAACTTGCAGGCTTGAATGAAAAACCAGCCGATTTCAGAGCTGGATGGTGTGTAGTGGCTGAGGCTTTGCGTTACCCGTTCCGCCAATTATGCGAAAATGCTAGTGCGAACGCAGTACGTATTCAAGTGGATATGGAACTTCAACCGTGGATGCACGGTTACGACCCTATAAAGGAAGAAGTTTGTGATATGTATGATGCAGGAATTATTGACCCGACAAAGGTTGCTCGCTTGACGCTTGAGAACGCTACATCGGTTGCGATTCAATTCCTAAATACTTCATGTGCAATGGCAGCTAGTAATGATGAGAAAGGAAGTTAACCATGAGCCAAAAAACCATTCGGAAAGGCGACATTTGTCGCATCCGGCACAATACTAGCCTACACGGATTTTCGGAAAATACGCTAGTAATAATAAAAGAGTGCCGTCCTCGCAGGGCGGAGTTCCCTCACCTATTTAAAGCCGCCACAGCGAAAGAGTGGTGGTGGGTGGACATTGCTGATATTACCTTATTTGAACGAGGCAATTATGATGAAGACGATTGGTAAATTAAAGCCCGTGCAATGCGCACGGGCACAATATTAAAAATATGGATGCTCACATTTTACACGTTGTTTTCTTTGCCACGGTGATAGCTTTAGGGGGCTTGTTAATGTGGTGGAAAAAGAATAGAAAGAGATTTGCTTGCAGGCGAATGAGAAAACATTTGCTGAAACACCCGTCAAACGGTATTCCATCAGATTACCTGTTAAATGCTTTAGAAAGGGAATTTAAAGGAATAACCTTTCAGGAGTATTCCTTTGGGGTATTCATTTATAACGAAATGGGTGGAAACATTGCATATTTATGCTGTAAAGATGGAATGTTGAGCGGTACGGCTTCAACGGATAAAATGCCTTGTTTGGCAAAATTTGTTGAAGAATTTAAAGGGAAACCAGAATGGCAGGCAGTGTCGTCCCTAATGAAGTGCGGCTGTTATTGTACAAAATGATATGGCAGAAGAAAAAAGACTGATACAGGAAGAAGACATTGAGCGCATTATGCACAATGCGCCTGACTATATATTGGATGCTACTGATGAGATAAAGGATTTATGGGTAGCGTCTGAATGGGCTAAGGAAGAGCGTGACTTGACCCCTAAACGCTATTATGAGGTAGTGTTGTTTGAGGGTGAAGACAAAGAAAAACGTATTGAAATAGACTTCCAGCAAACAGTTAATCCAGGGACTATTGTAAAGGCGGCAGGCGGAAGTGTTACTGACGTGCGTAGTGTTAATGCAAAACGATTGCAGTACCTAAAATACGAACGTGAGTACCAACGTTTAGTCAAGGAGCTAAACAAGGCTATCGGCAAAAGAACTCACCGCCCTCGTAATATAGTGGATTATACGGGGAATATTTTGGAGCTATTTGGCAAGTTTTACACTATTGCGGACGTTGCCAAGATAATGGCGAAAGAATACCGTATAAAGATACCTGAAGACGAATTAAAGAAGTTCTATGTTGAACACCGTGATTTAGTTACTCGCAGGCGGGCTGAATACGTATTGCAGAACAAAGACTTTCGGGTCGCCACTGAAACGGGGCGTCTGGAAGTGCTGAACCAGATGCTAGTAGAGGTTGAAATAAAGAACCGAGCGTGTGGTGGTAGCAATGTAGACTATTGTAACCTGATACTTCGCATTATTGAGCAGGCACGCAAAGAAGTTAAGGGGAACGAAATAAAGATGACCGTAGATGGCAAGATAGACATTAATGCGACCATACAGGCAGAAACGAATGTTATGTCGGTGATGAAGCAAATGTCTATTAATGCGCTTGTCGTTGGTCTTACAGCCGCAAAAGCAGGGTTGAATCCAGCCGTTTTAATCGCACAACTTGCTAACAGTTGGTATTCACAATTCAACGGGTTTAATGGCAACGTCATGGACGGTGTACAGGTGCAACTCCCATCCGCACTTATCAAACAGTACGATTGGGGTGCAATGGAAAAACAGAGCAAACAGTTTGTGAACGATTTTACCCCGATAGCGGAAATTATAGAAGAGCCCGAAGAAGTTGCAAATAACGAGGCAGAAAATACCCGTAAGAGGCTCTTAGAGCAATTAAAGAACATGAGGCGGGCGAAACATACCGAAGACGGGAAAGCGAACGTTATTACACCTGACAGCCCTGATATGGAATTGCGTGATACGGGTGTAGTGTTGGCGGCTGAACCTGTTGACGAGGAAGAACCTACACAGGAATTTGAAATTGATTACAATGCACGCAAACAGAAGAAGGGAATGCGTATAAAAGGTAAGATAAAAGAGAGTGTAGCACGTCATAAGGCGAAAGCCGAGGCAGAAGAGGCGGACTTAACGGCTGCCGAATTAGCTGCAAGGCAGAGACGCAAAGAAAGACGGGCGGCTCGTAAAAAGAAATAATAGAAAGACGGGTATAGTGCCCGTCTAATTAAATATCAAAATTATGAAGAAAGATTTTCTTAATGTTTCTCCTGATACGGGGGGGGGTAGCGGAACGGTAACGGTCACCGCTGACCCTAATTTAAACTTTGCTAGTCGTACGACAACTTTGAATTTTAATGCTGACGGGGAAGTATTAAAAGAGGTTGAAGCGTTGCAGTTTGGGAATACCATTATTCCGCAATTTTATTTAAGTCCAACCGTTTCAAGTAGCAATAACTTATGGGGGTTGAAAATTACAACAACCTTAGAACTAGAAGAATTTGCGGCTAGAGCTTATAATTTCTTGGTGGATTGTACAGCTAATAATAAGATAGCCACGGAAGGAACAGCTCCTAATGTAACTATTTGTATTTCGGTGATTAATAGTGTTATCATACCGAGTGGTGGAAGTAACATAAATAACCGAGAATACGATATGTATTACAGTAAAGACAACGGTACTAAGACTAAGATGACAGTAAGTAAAGACCAATACAGTCAGTTTATTTCTTTCCGTTTTATGGAGGGGGCTACATTTGAAGAACTCACTGTTTCTAATTATCGCTTTTGGCTTCGCAATATAAACGATGCAAGTGAAATAGAACTTCCAGTTAGGTTTAGATTAGCTTATCATTATTAAAATAAGGGGAGCCATTTGGCTCCCCGATTTGTTTACCGCATTTCGTTATAACTACGGTTCATCCACGCTTCTTTTTCCATGCTTTCAATCATGTCCTCAAGGAAATTTAAGGTTCCTTGGTCAGCGGGTGGCACTTGGTCATGAATTTCACGGATGCGTCTAATTACCGTGTCCCAGTCGGCAGAAATAATTTTCCACATTTCCATGTCCGTCGGGAGTGGCTGAGACATTTCAAACTCCTGAATGTGGTTTGCCTGTAACATAGCTTCCATACTACCGAGCGGTCTGCCACCTAAAGCCCGCACACGTTCAGCAACGTCATCAACACGTTCAATTTCGGCTTCATAAAGTTTCAGCATAGCTTCGTGATAGCTGCCAAAAGAAGAACCAATAACGTTCCAATGGAACTGCCATGTTTTTAGCAACAGGGTAAAGTGGTCGGCTAATAAGCCGTTCAACAGGACAAGACTTTTAGCTATGTCCTCTGATGTTAATCCAATGTTTACTTTCATAATGTACATTTTAAAAAGTTGATGTATATACGCCACAAAGGTAGTCAAAAGAAAATTATTAGAAAAATCTTAGAAAAAGTCCGGTGAAGTCTTGTTATTTCAAAAATTATGACTACCTTTGTAGTGTCAATAAACAATAACTCATTAAAAATTCAAAATTATGGCAACAACAGTAAATAACAAAAGAACTTTCGCAAAAGACATTGCAACTATTAGCACAGCTTTAGACGGCATAGTAGAATTTCAAAGTATTGAATTTAGCCAAATACTTATTACGGAACATGGGCAAAGCATTAACGATTTACAGTATGTGAACAAAATACGTGGTATTTACTTTTATACAAGCCGCAGCAAAGTAGAAAATATTGTTTGTGCTTTATGGCGTAATGAAACCCTACCGACTTATGTAGTTTGCGCTGACAGCAAAAACGTTTACGAACTTAAATGATAACCCGTGGGGCGCAAGCCCCGCACAACTTTTGAATTATGGAACATAACAGATGTATGATATGTGGAGCGGTTATTAGCGATAACAATACGGACGGTATTGGTTGGGGCTGTATGGCAAATGTTGTGAAACCCGCTATTAAAGAAACTATGTGGGAAGTGTACGGGTTGGACATTTGGGTGGCAAAAGCCAACAGAATAAAGGAAGCGTTTTTGAACGCTTATGCAGGCGTAAAATTCCGTAATGAATTTAAACGGGGGTTTTACGAAAGTATGGCGAAAGCCGAAAGGGTGAGCAAGAAACAACTGGAAATTATGAACCAGATGTTGGACGATAAATGTGTTTTGCTGGACTTTAAAGACATTTTTGAACGTTACGAGGGAATGGCACAGAGTAGCGAATGTAAAGCCCAATTTCAGGCTAATATTGCGAAATACAAGAAGATTTATTTAAGTGGACGTAAAAATAAAACGGAGGAATAATTATGAAGCCAACTGTTGAGAATTTTCAGGTTATTAATTCAACGAGCACAGAATTGGAAGTTGAATTAACCCCAACGATACGTTTGAAGTGCCTACGTCATTCTAATCGCAGGACGGGTTCTTCGGTTTGGGAAGCTCGCTTGTACCAATTTGGGAAGTGGAGGGTGTTTAACAACCCGTTTGACCGCAAAGATTATGAGGTGGTTGAAAAATGGGGGAAGATAAAGGCAAACGCTTTTCGGGGCGTGATTATTGCCAAAAGTTATTCCTACAAAAAGGATATTATAAGTGCTTTAAATAGCGTACCACTAAAAATAAATTGATTGAATATGGCAAAGAAACAGAAAAGAGCGTTGCTAGCCGCTGAAATAGCACAGCTATGCACCAATAAAGGGTATAACAGTTTTAGTGATTATATTCCGATTGCACCTAATAAATGGGGTGCGACACATGTTGATTTTGTGGATAACCTGAATGGATATACATGGCTTTATTTGCGTAAATTAGAGAAACGGTTTGGCATTAAACATTATACCACCGTAGTAGAATATACTAAGCTGAACGCAGACGATAAACGTTTGGTTGAGGCTTTAATTAGGGAAGCACCTGATAAAGAAACTAAATAAAAAGAAGATTATGTATTTTAAGAAAAATTTGTGGCAAAGAATTAAGTTTGCCTTTAAAACATTGTTAAGCGACGCACCGCTTGAAGAAATGTACACAACCGGATACAAAGCCGGAGTGGACGAAGTGATTAACGATTATCGTTTGTTGAAAGAAAAGTTGGTTCCGATACTGACAGAGCTAGCCACACCACCGCAAAAGTTGGATGATAATTTTATCACGTATCCGGATATGTCGGTACAGCAACTAAGTTTCTTTAATGTTGAGCACCCTGTCCCACGATTTTTGCATAATGACATTGACAGCCCTTATCCAATAGAAAGGACAACAGTGGAGAGGGTTATATACACAGCGAATCAAGTGCAAGTAACAGCAATGTCAGACCCGATGGTTAAACAGTTGCAGGGTGACGCCCGTTATGCTAAGTATTTGGAACATGAGCAACACAATGCAGTTCAACGACTAGGGGAATACCTGTTGAAGAATGGGTTTATTAGGGCGACCCGATTGGCTAGTACAAATCCACGTGACATGAAAGTTATGTACTGGACATTAACTTATACTAAGTTGCAGTAAAACAAATCTATGAATAAGCCGGAAAATTTTCCGGCTTTTCTTTTGCAGTTTAAATTAAAGTATTATATTTGCGGTGTCAATAAAAACTTAATAGTTATGTCAACAGAAAATTTAGTACCCGCAGCAATACTCTTAAAGATTAAGAAGTTGCAAGAACTAGCCTTGAGAGGCGTAGGTGGTGAGGCGCAAAATGCTCAAAGAGTTTTAGAAGCCTTGTGTGAAAAATATGGTTTAACCCTTGAGGATTTAGACCAAGATGCAAAAGTAACTTATGAATTTCCACTACGAGCTTCTATTCGTTCGCTGTTTGTTAATTGTTTTACGTACATGTTTGGGGCGAATACCCGCTTTAAAGAAGACTACACCGTTTATCGTAATAGCGGTACAAAGAAAATTTGGGCTGAATTAAACTTGACGCCTAGTGAATATATAGAATTTTCACAGTTCTGGGAATGGCACAAACATAACTTTCTTAAAGAACGTGCCGCCATGCGTGAAGCATTTAAGCAAGCCTATTGTGAAAAGCATCATTTGTTTACAAATGATTTTGCCGACGATATACGTGAGGAACTGGACAACCGTAAAGAACCCACTATGGAAGAAATATTGGCGGTTAAGGCACTCGCAATGACACTCAAAGATAACACCTATCACAAACAGATTGGGAATAGTACAAACGCTTATAACGAGGAGGACGAAGAATGATGACTACAAAAGAGCGTGACTTCCATTTAGTACAAAAGGCTTTAGGTGGAGACAGTAAAGCATGTGAAACAATATACAACAGGTTTAACAGGGCGGTGAATTACCAGATAGGCAAAATAGTGATGGACACCGAAATAGCCTTAGACCTTACAATGGAAACATTTGAAAAGATATTTACCCGTTTACACCGCTATCAGCCGGATTACTGTTTAAGTACATGGGTGAGCCGGATAGCCACCAACACCGCATTAGATTACACCCGAAAAGTAAGGCGGGTCACAGTTGTAAGCATAGAAGCAAGCATAGAAAATGAGGATGGGGCAGATATACAGGTGATGGACGACGAGCCAACTCCCGATGAGCGTATAATCTTAACACAGAAGATGACCTACCTTACAGGGCTGATGCGCTACATGCAGCCGAATGAATGTAGGCTGCTGCAACTGTATTACGTGAACGACATGGGTTATACCGAAATAGCTGACGAAATGGATATTTCGGTGCGTGTGGTCAGGCAGTATATCAGGGATGCACGTAATAAGTTACGCAAGCTGACGCAGGAGATAAGTATGCGTGAAGTATTAACCAAAGAACAAAGAAGATATGAAAAAGAATTACAGAGCCAAATTTCAGGGCGAGTTTGACGTCATTCAGCTAACTAAAGACAATTATGATGAGGTAGTGGCTTTTATCAAACAAGCTGATAAACATGTAGTATTTGATAAAGAATTTTGTAAACGCTCCACTCCCTACATAGAATTTATACATGAATGTGGAGGAGTGTACGGTGTAGAGCTAGGTGATTATATATTTACCACTTCTGATGGAGAGCTGCATATAATGTCCAAGGAAAAATTTGAAAGTACCTATGAGGAAATATAAGTGGGTGAAGCGGCTTATTTGCTTTATCATCGGGCACGATGTAGAGTGGGTAATTGAGCACCGATTGCGGAACGGGCATATCAGCCTGAACCGCAAAGGTGGTAAAAAGCGCAACCAATCCCGATGGGTGGCTGGAGCATATAAAAAGTGTTCACGATGCGGAAAGAAACTTAGTAACTTTGAAAGAATTTGGGGCAGATGGAACTAATAGAAAAAGATAATATGATTACAGCATGGGGCACGAAAGATGGCGTAGCCACTGTAATAGGCGTGGACTTTGGGCATAAGAACGATTATGCTGTTAAGACGGTGCTAAAGAAGCATCCTGACGGGAGGGTTGAAGTTGTAAGTTCTGAACCTATTGGGCGGACAATTGACTTTAACGACCCCGCCCGCAGGCAGAAAGCAAGGGAAGAAAGAATAAAGGAGCTTAAAAATACAGACATTTGTAGGGTATGTAATGATACGGTGAAAAGCATTGCACCTATTTACGTAGACGATTTGGGTAATTATTCATTTGGTAAAACTAAAAATATAATATAATGGAAACAAGGGTAAATTTTAGAATAACGAAAGACGGTGAAATTATTGCCGTGTTTATAGAAAAGCTAATGAACGGGAAGTTTTTAGTCTATTCTTTGTATGATAACATGCACTTTGAGGCTGACGATACCTTTATAAGGGAATGTAAGCTAGCAAAAGGATATAACTCAAGTGAACTGCTTGCTTATTTAAAAAATAGAGGCTATGAAAATATAAAAATATTATCAAGAATGAAATTTTAAATTAAAATACATTTAAAGATGGAACAAAAAGAGTTTAAAGATATTATCAAAGGTTTTACCGTTCTATGTGGAATACTTTTAATTTGTCATATTTTATGTTTAATATTTTATAAATAATACTATTATGAAAGTGAAAACAAGAACGGTTGTAACATTGGTTGAGGTGCATACCCGTGAAACAGGTGACGCCACTGTAAAGGGTGTGAGCAAAGTATCTGATGATTCCACATTGTCAAGAAAGATATGGATTAATGGGGAAGAGGTGTATGCTGAGCAGTACCCGACACGTTGCATTGACAAATTTGCGCAACCGGAACTCCAAGCGTTTGTAGAAATGTTGAGTAAGTATGAAGTCCCACGCAAAAGGAGCGTGTACCTATCTACGGGCTTCTATAAGACATTATGTATAGTCTTGGCGTGTATTTGGTTGGTTACGTTATTATTCTTTCTATACAGACTCAATTTGAGCTTATGAAAAATATTTGTTATTTATTGGTGACAATGTTTTTGAATGAAAACGGAAAAACAGGGCATCAGAATGTATATGTAAATGTTAAGGGGGGATTTATACTGTCAAAGGTTGCCAATCGTATTTGTCAAGATTATGGTTTTCAAAAAGTAGTTGTTTTATATAGAACAGAAGTAACGGAAACGGAGTTTTGGGCAAATCGTACCGCCAATCCAGAGTTATGTTGTTTTGTTTCTAAATAAAAAGAGGATATATGTTTTTAGATGTAAACAGAAGAGAAATACAGCTAGGGGATAGAATAGCTGATGTGAGTGGTGAATGGTATGCGGATGACGAAACGCCCGTAGTGGAAAGCGAGGGTGATGAGTTGTGTATTTATGTGGAGGACACTACGATTTACCTGAGTGAAATAGAAACAGAGAAATGTTGTTTAATAGTGGATTAATATGGAAATACAAGAAGTGAAATTGAATATTCCGCTGCAATATAAAGCAATGCAGTGTAGAAAAGAAAATATTGAAGACTTGCGTGATTGGATTGCAAAAGAAACTCTTGGAATGTTACAAGTAATAAATTCGGTAGCCGATGGAAATTATTACTTGTATAACGATAAGCAAAATTCATGCAAACTTATTGTGGAGGGTGATTGGGTAATATTGTTATCCACTTCCACTTCTGGCGTATATCCAACATATCAGATAGTAGTGGATGAACTGTTCAGAAAGATGTTTGTTGAACCGACCGCTAATAATGAAGAGCGTGAAATGTGTATTGCTGATGCGTTGCAGATATGCGACGGAGGAATACCTATCAGAAGAAAAAGTTGGGGTGCAAATGAAGACGGATTTAATGCGTTCGTTATGTTGCTGAACGTACATGTGGCTTCACATCTTCCAGAAAGATTTAGAGCAGCCGTACAGTTTGACGGGCGTAGCCGTGAAATTACAACGGAGAAACAATACCTGTTGGTTACTCCTAAATTTATTAATGAAGTAGAAATAAATTGGCACGCTGTTCCATACGTACCAACATGGAGGGATATACGGGCGAATGATTGGGTGGTGGCTTATAAAAAGAAAAATTAGTATTATGGCAGAAAAAGAAACGCAGGAGAGCATATTGCATCTCCCTATTCCGCAAGAGGCGGTAAATGTAATATTAGAACCAAACCGTCAACAGGACGTCTATTTGGTTGTGAAATTGGGCGGGGGTGAAAACCGTACTGTGACATACGTGGCAGCAGCCAAAGAGAACCCTGATGAGGTGCTAAGACAGATGAAGAGTGTATTGAATAAACCAAAGGGAAGCATATTTGCAGCCATACAGCAACTCGGCAAGTTGTTTGAGAAGTACTTTGGTACAAGGGTACGGGGTGAGAATGATGATGTGGCAGATTGATGAATATTGGTATATGAGTGATGCGATTTTCATCATCTGGGGATTGGCGGGGCTAGCGTATATCCTCCTCGTGTGTCTGATAGTTTTAGCACTGTTCAATAAAAGAATGGCGGGGTGGAAAATGCTCCCTGTTCTGATAGATTGGCTGTTTGTAATGGGTACTCTACTCGCATTCGTAGGGTTCTTTGCGTGGCAGCTTATAAGGTAATCGACGGTGGATATAGGTGGTCTACGAAAATTGAAATTGTAAATTCGAGTGGGATGTCAGTAGGGGTGATTTGGACGTGATAAAGCCGAATCGCTCCTATTGATGTCTTAAAGAAAAAGGCAGGGTGGACACATCGTAATCGTCTGACAGTTAAAATTGTAGGTACTCAAAAAGAATAAAGGGGTGGGCACACAATCAGTGATGAATAATAGGGAGTAGCATAGGTAGAGGACATATAGTAGGTAGTATAGAGGGTGGATAGGTACAGGGGGTGGAGGAATAGGTAGGTGATAGGAGATATAGAGAGTGGTTGAGGGTGTGCGGGGGTTGGTTTAGAGGGGGTGTGGTTGAGTGCGAGGTGGTGGTTATATAGTGGTTCCAGGAGTTTTGAGGCGAAATTCCCGCCCGCATCAATATCCCTGAAGACCGAGGGCTGTCGTGTGGAGTAGGTGCGAAAACAGGCAAGATTTAGAGCTCCTAATATCTTATACACAATTTGACGCTCATGCTTCGGACACTTACATCTATTTGTGAGTACTGACGCATCCATATTTAAGAAAGTGCCGCTCCCGTTCCGGGCGAGTGTAACAAAACGATAGATAAGATATGAAAGTCTGGTTTAAGAAAAATCAAGATAATTCTAAGAAAAACTCCGGGCAACTCTTGTTTATTCAAGAATTATATGTACCTTTGCAGTGTTGATAAAGGTTATCAACGGTGTGGGTGGCACATTCCATTCGGTTTTAATGCTTGGTATTATGAAGGCAAGTTCAGTTTTAGTTTCCAGAGTTAAAGAAATCGTTGCTATTAACGGTGAAGTTAAACTTAATAATCCAGTAACGATTAGTTACCAAAGATACATCGGGTATAATTACACTACTAAGCAACATGAATACGTGCCGACAACGGTACAAATAAGAGAGGTGTACCGTCACGGTAAGAAAGGCGAAGTTAGACTTAGTGAGGGCTTTAACTACTGGAGACCTACTGAATTAACAGCCAAAGAATGTGAGGCAATATTGGCACAGCTCCCCAACTAGGGAGCTTTTATACTTTTGTACCATCAATCAATAAAAACTCATAATCATGGAAAAGTATGTTTTAACAAGAAAAGAATTAAAAGGTGGCAACTACTTTTATACTGTCACCGATGAGACGGGTCAAGTCGTATCTACTCGCAAGTCAAAACGGGATTATGTGGCTTGCACCATTTACGGTGACTTCTATTTTGGACGGCTGGATTTAATAGGTGGCGGTGAACATGGCGCACGCCTCACACGAGCAAGAACTGTCTTGACTGACCCCCATCAGGCGTATGAAAAGTGGATAAGCCGTTTCATTCTTTCTTACAGGGCAACCGCACGTCAAGGGTTCCCAGAGGACAAATGGATTAAGGAGCAGAAACAACACGCCCAACAGGACATCGCACGGCTGACACCTATTGCCTACCTAAAATAAAAGCGGGAAAACCCGCTTTTATTTTGAATAAATTCTAAGAATTTCCCCGAGCACTCCTTGGATATTCAAAATAAAAGACTACTTTTGCAACATCAAAATCAATAAATGTCCAATTTAATAACTTATGACTATGGCAACTAGAGACGAATTAGTAGCAATGAACAGTAAGCAACTAGAAGAAATTTGCGGGTTAATACAAAAAGAGTGCCCGCTCGCAAAACAAGTGCGATACAGTTGCACCAACTTTTACCCGAACATTTGTTTTATTGTAGTGGACGCTTTGAACCCGCAGGACTACCCGAACGGTATTAGCGACAACAGCGTTTTCTTGATGTTCCGTGTGGATTTTGAGGCAAAGACGGTGGAGTACAAACGTAGCGGATTTATTTACCTGTCAGAAAAAGACAAGCGTGAAAACCCGAAACTCCGCTATTTGGCGATGAACAGCATGGTTGAGATAGCTACACGAGCAGGCGTTAAAAAGATGCGTAGAAGCCAACACAAAGACAACGCAACGTCGGCTCACAAGATGGCTACCTACTTTAATGAGGTGATGGAAAAGGTGGTGAATTATACTAATGGCTACCCGTACAAACAGGGTGTTGAAAAATAATTTTGAGTTTTATTGATGAATTTATAGGGGCAGGTCTTGGATATTCTAGATTTTGCCCCTATATTTGTACCATCAAATTAAATCAATAACAATTAAAACTCAATTATTATGGCAGAGAAAATTTATAACTTCATTTGTGGACGGTTCGGTAGCCGCATACTAAAACCTCGTTACCGTAATGTGTGGATAAAGTTTTGGACGAGCGTTATTATAAGCCTGTTCCTATTGGTATTATACTTCATTGTACAGGCGTGGAGCGTTGTGGTTGAGTGTTTAAACAGAGTTATTTGGAATTATTAAATTTGGGTATTATGAAACTACTTACATTAAAAGAAATCGGCAAATTATTCTTTGAAACGAGCCGTATTAGCGAAATTGAGGAATGCTTGTGGGAAGGCTGTGACGGTGACGGCTACTATTACCCCTACGACGAAAACGGTATGAGCGAGGAAAACGTGTTGGAGCTTGTACAAAAGCTTAAAACCAACTACCCCGACACCGTTATTGACAGTGAGGAAGAGGGTTACAAAGAGATAGCCATTTACCCGCAGAGTGTTGAGGCTTGGGCGTACATTTACAGCTACATATACGAAAAATGTTGGTGACATGGACAATTATATCCCCTACTACAAAAGAGACCTGCAAGGGCTAAATAAAAGTGAATGCGTGGATGTGGGCTATGCAGAGGTTCGCAAGTTCTGTGAGGTGAACCACATTACACCCCCGCAACTTGTAAAGAAAGACACCCGTGGGAATGGGTGTTGCGGGCTTTATTATTGGGGAAGCAACCGTATAACGGTGTATGCTCCAAGCGTAGCAAACATAAGTCTACATCCAGCTCCTGGAAACCGCCAATGGAGCTATCCGGGGTACAGGGTTGACCGTACAGGTGTGGGAGTAACGTGTCACGAAACTGGACATTACTTGGACAACGTGCTACGTATTGGCAAGCGTCGGGGCTTTCCCTACAAAACAGAGCGGGTGAGCAGTTACGAGCCATTTTTAGGAGAAGCCATTGCCGAAACTCTGCGCATTTTCATACTCAACCCCTGTTTGCTTCACATATATGCGCCCGAACGTTGTGAGTTCCTAATTAACGAGGTAGGGCTAAAACCACATATAGAAGCTGACTGGGACGAGGTGCTAGCCAATGCGCCCAACCGATATACAGGCGTACTCAAAAGATTTTTGCAGAAATAGTCCGGTAAAGTCTTGGAAATTCAATTATAAACCGTATATTTGCAGGGTCAATCAGTAATAACAATTAAATCTTAGAATTATGGTAACGAAATTTATGACGACAAAGGAATTTTTACAGTGGTGCACCAATTACGTAAAAGAGGACATTCAGGCTCTTATAGACAAGGGTGATTTTAAAGCGGTGGTAGAAAAGTATTACAGCTTTCACTTTCCATTGGTGACAGTATTTGGGGCACACGTTGCAAACGGTTACTTTTACGACAGCCCGACAGAGCACACTCCTGACCACATTATCGCACCTATTTGCGCACGTCTGGAACAGGAAATTAATCTGGTTATTGAGGAAGTTTACGAGGATTTTAATGACGAATACTACGAGGATTTTGAAGCACCCGAAAATGAAAGCGACGAGTTGTTTGACGACCGCTTTGAGGGTATGGATGTTTGTTGGTTACAGGATATAGACGATTAACGATATGGCAAAAGAATTTAAAAATGGTGAACGGGTGGAATTTCGCCCGTGGGAAACCGCTCCTGCAAAAGACAGGGTTGCGGGGGAAATTGTTGGTGGCGTGGTTGAGGGTGAATACTACATGCTGCTCCCAGATTGGGCAAAACGTAAAGGAGAATTCACTAACCTTAAGAAAATTCATTGGTCACAACTTTATTCTATTTAATATGGCGGTAGTTAGTGCCTATATAGGCAAAACAAGTGAGAGTGGACGGGCGACAATGTATAATGTCGCCTTTCGTTATAATGGGCGTGACTATTTGCAGAACGTTTGGGTTCCGAAGTCAGCCGTGTACTATTACAGGGCGAGCACCTGTAAATTGAGCGTTGATGATTGGGTACTCAAAAAGGTTGTGGAGCTAGCCGTTGAGAACCCTAACAAACCACTCGTAGACAGAGGAGCATTGTTGAACGGTGTGGAATGGTAGTATAATAACCAAACTAATAATAAGAATTATGATGGTGAATTTAAACAGCGTACCCGAGCGCACGTGGGTACGAGTAATACAAGCGTGTGACGAACAGTGGGTGCATCGTTCAGCGTGCGGTCGTTACCTGTTAAGAAGACAACGGGTGTACACTCCTGGACATGACTACCAAATCCACATTCGCCCCTTATTGGGTGGCAGCATGGGAATGAGAAACTGTTACCTACGTGCAAATGAGGACAACTGTTGGGAGATAACCGTTTGCGACGATTTGCGGCACGGACGCCTCGTGACAGTGCATTGTTATCACCCTAATGCTTTAAACGTCATGTTGACCACTTTAGAGCGTGATACGACATACTTTAAGAGCCTACGTACACATGAGCCTACACCAGACGCTCGCAGGGAACTGGAAGAACGCTTTGCGAACTATGTTATCAACGAAATCTTTGGATGACCCTCTACATGGGACTTGCAAGCATAAAATCAAAATATTTTGAAGAATTTCCGGATAAACTCTTGCACAATTCAATTGAAGTAACTACATTTGCAATGTCAAATTAATTCAATAAACAATTTAAAATTCAATAGTTATGAAAGCAACAGTAAACAATTCCGCAAATTTCGTGATTAACAACGATATGTTGAACGAAACAAAATGTCTGAAGTATGTAAGCAAACCAACTATGTTGGAAGAAATTGTTAATATACAGGTAGCACTTGCCAAGCTAAACAGCAACTACACGCCACGCCAATACACCGAAAAGAACAGCAAAAAGGAACTGTTTGAGGGTTATGGACGCCTCGTTACCATTTACAAGGAGTTAAGCGAAAAGCGTGAAGCCGAAATTGCTAAGAACGTGGCAACTTGCATTAAGACGGCTGACGTATTGGCAGAGGAAGCACGTGCAAAGGCTGAAGCTGAAGCCGCTAAGAAAGCTGAAGAAGAGGTTAAACGGGCGAAAAAGGCTGCAAAGGTAGCCAAGTCAGAGGCAGAACCGAAAGCCGCTAAAAAGAACCCCAAAGAGAACGTAAACACTGATAAAAAGGCACGTCGCGGGGATGCTCAAGAACGGTTGGACAAATACACGGCTGAACTCAAAGAAAAAGAAGCCATTGCCGAACCCTCTAAAGAGGTTAAACACCGCATTGCGAGCCTGAAACGTAAAATAGCTCGTGCCGAAAAGGCTCTGGGCAACGTAACAGTTACTAACGAATAATCTACTTGACATGGGAACAACAGCAAAGAGCCCCGAAATTGGGGCTCGTTATTATAGAGTGTACGTGTTGAACAGTGACGGAACCCGTTTTAAGACACTGGACAAGGTGTATCGCAAGTCAGCTCAAGCGGCTGCAAATAAAGCCGCCCGAATTGTAGCCGCTAACGACCGTAACATTACCGCTGAAGCATTGTTGTGTCGTGTGTACTGTATGCCGAGCGGGCGACATAGCGGTTTGTATTATGGAAAGACAGGAATTAAAAATAAGGAGAAATAGATTATGGCAAAGAAAAAGGAAAAGAAAGGGTTTACACCCGAACTTCACGAGTTATTTGATACCCTTTATGAGAAACTTCGTGAATATGGACAGTGTTGCGCATTTATTGCTATTTGTGACAACAAAAACGAAATCACCAAACGTATTGGAATTATTGATGAGGTAACGCATCAAGAAGAGGGCGGGGTCATATTGCCTGACACAGCCATTGCGAACGCTATGGGTGGGGATAGCCCACAGGATATCGCTGGACGACACTTGGTATATAATGCGGTTCTGTCGTACTTACACGAATACCCCGATGAGATACCCGATTTTTTAATGAATTTCCAAGAAATGGTGAAAGACATACGTGAAGAGATGGATGATAATGATACTCCAGAGGTAGAAATTCCTATTGTTATAAACAGCAATAACAACCCGAATGGAGACTGCTAGTAGAATGCACTTAGTCACACCGCAAACAGTGTGGCAGGTGACAACCGAGTTCTTTATTGAACGGCACGTGCCGTTTCATTTAACGTTTGGAATTAACCCCGTAGGCGAACCCGCACTGATATACACGGTTGTAGCCGACGGAGTAGTTACAGAGCAACAGCTCGCAGACCTGATATTGGAAGTCCAGGGATATTTGACCTCCTACGATGTTACACCTATAATTCATTTACAACCATGATTTACGGACTTTATTTAGCTTATAGCAAATGGGAAGTATTACCCGATGAAGAATGTGCTAACCCTACGGTTCCTCGTTACCCCGCTTCTGTTGCTCGTGTACGAGCGTATAACAACAAACGTGACCAGATGGAAGCGTATGCGAATACAATGTGCCCCGCCTCACAGACGTTTGAGGCTGAAACTAAAGAAGAATTTAACGCCAAAGTCGCAGAGTTTAAAAAGAATTTTGAGGACGAGGCGTGGCTAGCTGAAAACATTGACCCGTTCCTGTAATTATGAGAAAGATGTGGAAATATTATATCCCTATCATTGGGATAGGTATTATGTTCAGCAACTGGACAAAGTTTTCCGAAAACGACCCTACGGGTATTCATTGGGCGATGACTGCATTTTGGCAGTCTATCTGGACAACTGTTATATTAATAATTTTGCTATTTGAGCCATGAAACCAATAAAGATAATTAGAGTAAAGATGCACGCTGCAACTCGTAAAAGACGTCTAGTTAACCGTTTGATTCGCAAGGTAAACAAACTAACAGCCGAGGCGCAATATTGGCGTAACCGAGCTAAGAAGCTAACTAGCGGGGTGATAGAAGTTGAGGACGATGCACCACCTACTAATAAATCGGTATGGCAGAGCCCGCCTGACACCATGCGACGGAACCTGTTGGTCTGCATGATTAATAACATATCGGGGGAAAGGCTGTATCAGGTAGTACGCAACGTGTCACTTACCCGAATTTTAATAGACGTTGCCAGCCCTGTCCCAAGATGTATTATTTCATTTGAATGGAACGGCACAATGTACGTGAGTGCCACTAAGGATGAAGACTGTAACCCAATTTATCGCCTAGAAATTTAGGTCAATTGTTAAATCTTAGGAATTTCCCGGAAATATTTCCGGGATTTCTTGTTTATATAAATCCCTCCCACTATATTTGCGCTGTCAATCAATAAAAACTTACAGTCATGAAGATAACAGACATTACCCTAGAAATACGTACCGAGGACGGTCAGAGTCACTTGGTAGTCTTTGACAAATGGGATTTCGCTCCTGACGGTGCGGTGGTGCTAGCTGGACAACTCGTACGTGAAAAATGGCGTGCCATATTTGGCGATAGTAGTCAATTACAGGACGGACAGATACGCTCTGTCATGGATTGTAGTGCGTTGGTGCGTTTTTACTATAATGACGCTATGCGAACAGCCGCTATCACGCATATCACGAACAAAGCGTTTCGCATCATTAACAACGATTTGGGTGTGACATGGATACCGAAGAACATACTACGTTGGAGCCGAGTAGCGCAACAGTTCGTAGTCGTGGATGAAACCTATAAGCCGGACTTTACGATGGTAGTGGCAGAGGGTATGGACGAATATCCAACCGAGTTTGATGCTCACGATGAACTTATTGACGCATTGGACACGCCCGTAACTATACCAACAGATGATAATATTACTAACGATAACGAGGAGAACCAATTATGAGAACAAGAATTTTGATAGGTCTGTTTACAGTCCTGATGCTTGGTGCAAGTTGTACCACGGCACAAAACAGTAAGGAAACGTTTTACGACAAAGTGCTGTCCCTAAATTTGGACGATGAAATGTTGCGTGATGACGGGACAACTCTTAAGATTACCGAACTCGCACCACAACAGTTTCGGCTGAGAGTGTGCAAGGGTGACAAACTATTATTTGTCACATGGGTGGAATTGCGAGCGGTGGAAAATACCATAAATAACAGGGTTTTCCAAAATAAATTCGGTATGCTTGACGCTTATACTGCTCCAGTGGTCTACATTTACACAGGAGAAGCCGTGCAATTCATGGGCGGTGACAAAAGCGTGAAGACGACATTAATTAGCTCCATACGGCTGGAAAACTATGTGACACGTGATACGCCTTGCATAGAGCAGCAAGACGGGTGTGGTAACTGCATTTTCGTTGACAACCGCCCGTTTAACCACCCAGAAGAGAAAGGTCAGGTTTTCTATTTATTCCCCTTAAATCAGTAGATTATGTGGATACTTATAAATAACCGACCCGTGTGCGTCTTTGATATTAAGAATGTAACGGTGATAATGAAATTAACCCCCGAAGCATTTTATCAAGACAATAAAATTAGAGGCGGGTGCGTAGTAGGTGACTTGTCAGCTTTTTATCTGGATGCTTATAAACAGTATCGTCAGGAAGTTGAGCGTGCACTGTCATTAATTACGGAAGAAGACCGCAAAAATCCCAGAAGTAATGCGATTATTAAGGCTTATGACAGAGCATTGATGGGGAATGGGCACATATTCGGGTGGTACTTTGCAATTCAGACGCCTAAAGAGACAATTTATTCCTCTTTGTACCCGAGCGAGGAATATGCTGCACAAATAAGAGACGGGCTGTTGCGTACGATAAATCAGATAACGGCTGAATTACCTAAAGTAACGATATGATGAACAACTTGGATTTCAAAGGACGGCTGCGAGCTGTCTGGTGGATGACGTGGCGCATAGTTGTTCTTGCTTCATTTATCATACTAATCAATAAGGCGTGTATTGGAGTGCAATGCAGCAAACCAATAGTTACCCCGACTGACAGTGTGAACGTCGCTACAACGCTCCAAGATAGTGTGTACGGGGCGATATACGCTTTGCGAATACAGCACCCAGACATTGTGATGGCGCAGTGCATTGAAGAAAGCGGGCACTTTACGAGCCGTCTATTCGTAGACGGGCACAACTGCACCGGAATGAAAGTACCCTCTACCCGCCCGACGCTTGCTGTTGGGGTACTGTACGGGCACGCCTGTTTCAATAGTTGGTACGAATGTCTTGTGGATTATGCACTTTGGCAGACAGCATTTGCCCGCAACCTGTCACGTGACGAATACTTCGCCTATTTGGACAGAGTTTATGCGGAGAAGAAAAATTACTCACAACGTATAAAAACCATAATTAAAACCAAAGGATTATGAATTTAGAGGAAATTAAGAAACTGTACGAAGAGTGCGAACAGAACGTGGACGCTCTTGCTTTTGAAATGGCTATTCCCGTAGCCGAGTTATTGGCACGGGGCGAAAATGAAGCCGCTGACAAACTTGACAAGGAGAACCGAGCTAACTTGGAAGACTTTATGCGAAACCATGTTGGCGGCTTATGTGACGCAGACGTGGAAGAAGTACTTGAAGAATATGCGTGGAACACTTTAAAATAAAATAGATTATGGAAGAAGCCGAAAAATTTTTGTGGGAAGAGATAGCACAACTCCCCGAACATAAAAGAGCATTTGACACTGACGTGTTTAATGCTATTATTACAGCGATGAAACGTTATGCCGCTGAAAAGTGCGATGAGTTAAAGCAAGATATTGCAGAGTTTTACAGTGATGAATGTAGATAGTTATGTCAATGATAAATGATGGTGAATGTCGTGCGTGTGGCTGCATGGACGAAGAGGCGTGCGCACGTTGCCAACAGGCAAAGAACAAAGAGGATGTACGGGAAATGCAAAAAGGATGCGCCTATTTGGGTTGTTTCGTATTTATTGGTGTAATAATTGGAATATTGCTTGCATTGTTTATGATACTACCTATAAATATGACAGAATGATAAAGGTTGAAGTGATAAGTAATAAATCTCATAAAAGAATTCTTAAATGCCAAGAGGGAAAGAGGGTTTGGTATCAAATATGGATTCCCAATTTGGATATGAATTGTATTGAAAGATACTTTAAGGGTTATAATGAAGTTAAGAGATGGTGGTTGCCTAATCTTCAACTTTGGTATGTTTTCTTTTATGAAAAGAAAGGTGGCAAAGTCCGAGGAGTTCTTGGAAAGGATAGGACTAAGGATTTAATTAGGAGTATTCTGTAATAAGTTGCAAATGTGATATGTGACAACCGGATGATAACCTGATGTCACGTATATAATAACCAAAGTTCTATTTTTATTAATTAAATTAAAAACGAAAATGAGAAAATCAGAATTTATTAAGGCTTTAGCCGAAAACAGTGGTTTGAGCCAAAGAGATTGCGAAAAGGTGGTGGATGCGATGACCCCTGTTATTGTTACCGAATGTGTTGAAAACGGTGGTGAAATCAGCCTGCCATTCGGTAAATTCAAACAGAAAATCAACCCTGCGAAAGTTGGTAACAACCCGTTAACTAACAAACCGCTTGACATCCCAGAAAGTCACACACTTGGCTTCAAGCCGTCAAAGACAATTAAGGTTGTCATTGAGCCGAAGAAAGCCGCTAAAAAGAAATAGTATTGTGTTTACATAATACAATTATTTTTCATATTTTATATTCTAATTTAATTGTTGCCATCTAAAAGTGCGTGAGCATAAGTAGGGTGTTTAATGTTGAAATCATATTTTCGGAGCCGTTGCCCGTGAGGGTTGCGGCTTTTATTTTGAATTTATGTAAAGAATTTCCCGAGTGTTTCCTTGGATATTCCATAAGAACCCGTACATTTGCGTAGTCAATTAAATAAACAACGTCATGAAAGGTAACAGGTACTACGCAAATTTGGACTTTAGCAAACCAATTGGAACTCACCGTTGGGTTGATAACATTAAGTCACGTCGGCAGCTTGCAAAAGTGGCTTTGGTAGCAATGGCTCGCATTCAACAAGCCGAACAGGGAACAATTACTTGTCCCTACGAATTAGCTAGCTCATCCATGAAAGACGGACGCACGCTAATACAAACCATTTACGAGGATGGCTATGTAATGTACAACGATGGATGGTTTATTGTTGAATGTGAGGAAGACGGTTGTTTATATGTTGATGTAACGGGTTTTACAATGAGAGAAAACCCTGACTACGAAAATATGGAATATATAATGGATGCAGCCTGTAAGGAAGCGCATGAGGCTTATTTGGCTGATTTAAACGAATAATGATATGGACTACAAAGAATTTAGAGCTGAAATGGAAGACTTGGAAGAACAGTACAAGTTGGAAAAGAAACGCATTTTAACCGAGTACGTAATGTCGTGGTGTCCCTATAAAGTTGGGGACTTAGTACGTGACCACATTGGATACGTAAAAATTCTAAGCATCCACCCTATTATCGGCATCTGCAATAAAGTGGATATAATGATGAAAGGTGTGGAATATACTGTAAATAAAGAACCGAAAAAGAACGGGGCAACTCGTCAAATTTATCACAGTAATATTGAACAGTATGAAAACAGTACCAAGAAAGAAAACCGCAAGTAAGCCCCAGACAGTTTCTGACAGCGGGCAACCGTGCATTATCTACTCCCCCACAAAAGTAAAAACGGCTACTCATGGAGATTTTTGCCGTAGGTGGTTTGGCGTGGTAGATATGAGCGATGCGATAGGAAAGCATTACGCTCCTATATTGAGCACTCACGGAGAACATTTTGAGTTTCGTATCGCAAGATTTTACAATTTTAGGGACATTAAAACGGAGGAACCCCGTACGATAGTGCGATGCTTGGAAACGGGGGAAGTCTGGATACTCAAACCTAATTGGGCACAATCTTTGACTAGGACTGATGAAAATACTAAACAAACCATCATCCTCATTCCACAGCCTGTTAAAAACTACCGCCAGATATTGGACTTTATGAAACTATTTTACAGTGACGGAGAAACGATGAAACGTTTAATTAGTATCGGGAGAATTAAAGAGATACTGAAATAATACCAAAGATTATGGAAAAAGAATTAAAAACACTGTTGCGCAAGTTGGCAGCCGAATATGAAACAAAAGATTTCATAAACGATGACCCCGTGCGCTTTGTTCACGCCTATGCTGACAAACAGGATATGGAAATCGTAGGGTTCATCGCTTCTTGGTTGGCGTATGGCAATCGCAAGGTTATTGTTTCCACTATACAGGCACTCATCAATGAAATGAACTACCTGTCATCGGGTAGCCCGTTCGTCTTTATAGTGGAACGCAGGTGGGAACAGATGGAGCACCTAAAAGATGCCGTTCTGTACCGCTTCTACAAATGGGGTGATTTCTACGACTTATGTGAACGTCTGTACGACATTTACCAGAACTTCACCACTATGGAACAGGCAGTTTGCAAACAGTACGATGAAATTAAGAACCCCGATTGGGTGCAATCAGTTCTAAACCTGTTTCCAGAAGTTAAAGGCGTGCCCAAAGATACGAAGAGTGCCTGTAAGCGGGTTTGTATGTTCATGCGTTGGATGGTGCGGTGGGGCAGCGATGTTGACCTCGGTATATGGTCTTTCATTCCTACTAGCAAACTAATCGTACCACTGGACACTCACGTCGCTCGTATGGCTCGTCAATTGGGTCTTATTACCGTAAAAGGCAATAACATGAGAGCAGCGTACCAATTAACACAGCAATGTCGTCTAGCGTTCCCAAACGACCCCGCAAAAGCTGACTTCGCATTATTCGGATATGGTATAACACATAAATAATATGGAAATAAATGTAAAAAGTTTATCCTATGAGGATAGAGTGCAACTACTAAAACAGTTGATTGACAGTTTCACAGACGTAAAGGTTACGGCTCGTTGTTGTGAGTATGAGTATATCACCTCTGAAGACATTGACGCTGTTGGGGAAAATTCCGTTGAAATAATAACAAACATTTTTACTGGATGAAAGACATGAATTGTACTAACGAAACTATATTCTTGATTATCGCCCTGTTATTTGCAGGCGTGTTTATTGTATTGAGACACCTGTACGCAGAACGTCACCCTCGGTGCATACATTGCGGCAAACGTAGCCGTCGCAAGAATTGGCGACCTGTAAACTATTACAAGAGTAAAAATTCCGGGCATCACATTTGTCCAAAGTGTAACCGCATCAGCAAAATTGAATTTTAGTATGCTTAAAGCTCACAGATTTCACGTAAAATTCACCGTGCATACCATTATGTCAGAGGGCGGTGATGTAACCATGGAAGAGGATTACACACTCTCCTATCGTACGGAAGAATGGGAACCGGAAAGCCCTAACAATCTAAAGTTCTCTAAAACGCACATTCAGGGCGCAACGGGTATAATTGCTAAGGATTTGGGCGTTCATCGCTCACAGATAAGAATAACCGACATTTACAAAGTACATAACAGCTTAATAATAGAATAAATTATGACTAGAACAGAAAGGAATTTACACATGGGTTCACCTACAAAAGATGCACCCACCGGAACGTTAACTTATAGTGAGGCTTATGCGTTGGCTCAAAAGGGCGCAAAGATAACTCACCGCTATATGGCGGCTAATGAATGGATGACAGTATTGCCGAACGGGCGCATTTGTTTTGAGGACGGATGTGAACAAACTGTTGTGGAGTTTTGGGCGGTGCGTCGTGGTCAAACAGGATGGACAGACGGTTGGAGCGTATTTAACGAAGCCAAATAGTGAGGAAAGTGCACGCTTCACTATAAGAGTGAATTATTAATAACTAAATTTTAGTAAAATGAAGAAAGACTTTATTACCGTGACCCCTGACACTGGGGGGGGGTAGTCAACAGGTTCAAGTAACCGCTGATGCTAACCCTAGCTTTGCAAGTCGTGAAACTACATTAAACTTCTCCGCTTCTGGGGGGGGGCTTTGAAAAACGTTAAAGCCGTTCAAAGCGGAACTCCGTTCAATGCTTCTTTATTCTGTTCTCTGAGAGGGAAGTTTACCAAAAGTTCTTCTGGTAGTCAAACTGTTTCCCCTATAATGAATCTACCGGAAAGTCCGACATTTGTAGAAGGAGTGCTGACTCAATCGGTAGATGTAAGTTTCAAACTTACGTCTCCGGGAGGAAGTTATGATACTGTTTCCGGAACCTTTGGGGTTCAAGTTGTTTTCGATTCTTCGATAAATGTAACTTATTCCTTAGATGGTGGAAGCCAATCTACAGCCACACCAAAGGTCATCCCTGATTCAAGTTATTCTTATTCAAAGATTAGTCTTTCGGCTGCGGATTATTCTTTAGGAATAACTCATCGGGTTGCATTAGACATATTTTCAAATGGGGTTAAAGTTATAACTTTTAACTTTGAACTATATTTCTAAATTCTTTAAGAGTCCCGGAAGAAATTCCGGGATTTTCTTTGGATATATCAATTAGTCTGCCTACATTTGCAGTGTCAATCAAGTTAATCACATTAAAACTCAAATGTTATGGCAAACTTGCAAGAATTTCATTTTAGTACAGGCGTTAAGCCTTATAGTCACGTTCCAGCCGTTCCAGTAGGAAAACATGAATTTGTTGACGGCAACGGTGTAAAGATAATTCGCTTCTATTGTGAAGATGTGCCACAGGGCGCACAGTTTCAATTCGCTTCACCTTATCCCAACTGCAAAGAAGCCGCTTATGAACATTGGATTGTTCGTGAAATTGTTGATGGTGGTTTAGCCTCTAAATATGCTTACTTTTATTTGCCAACGTTATGAAGAATACTGTAAAAATTCGCATTACAAAAATGGAATATAAACGTAACTGTGAAAACTTTTGTAATACGGTTTTAATGTTACGTAAAGCCCGCAATATAGGTGATGAAGAAACGGTTAATCATTACGTATTAAGCCGATTAAACAGCCAGAAAGGAGACAAATTTGATTTTGAAATTCTTTAATACTAAATAATCATGAAAGCCATTGTAGAAAACCCGCTTTTGGATATGCGTGCCTACGCAGCTAGTTTATTCGTTGAAATTCTTAACGAAATAACTGCCTGTAAAAACGAAGAAGAATTGCGTCGCTGTATAAAATTATTGGAAAAACGCCATAAATACGATAAACCAGAATTATCGTGGTATTTCAAATGGGGGTTTGGTCATAATCATTTTTGGGTGAGTGACCTCCAAGGAGTGCGTCTGATATTTGTGGAGTTTTAAGAAACTCCACTACTTATGCGTATAATTCAAAAAGTATAGATATGGATATTACGAAAAAGAAAATTATTTTTATTGACATGGACGGTACATTAATAGATACCGCATCAGGTAAAACGTTTCCTGAAGGAATTTGGGATATGAAGTTAAAAATGGAAGTTTTTAAACAGCTTAAGAAAATTAGTCCAAAAGCTGTTATAATTGTAACAAACCAAGGAGGGATTGAAATGGGTTATCTTAAAATTAAAGAATTCCGAAAGAAATTTGAGTATGTTATGGAATCTCTTCAGTCGTTCATTGGTGAAAATACGCTTGTTTGTGGACAGTTTTGCCCTTGTAATGCAAAGGAACATCCTAATCGTAAGCCAAATCCAGGAATGCTCACAAATATGCTTAGAAATTTTTGCAATTATACAGGGTCGAAAATAAGCAAGGATGAGTGTTTAATGGTGGGTGACGCCTCTGGCTTAGAAGGACAGTTCAGCGATAGTGACCTAAAAACGGCTGAAAACTTTAGCTGTGATTATATGGATGTAACAGAATTTATTAACTTCCTAAAATAAAGAAAAATGGATTTAAAAGACAAAAGAATTGTATTTGTGGGACTGGACGATGTGCTTATTAAAACACATTCCAACCAAGAAAAGCCCGTGGGCGTGTGGGACATGGAATTCAACCTGAATGTGTTGGATAAGTTGAAACAGCTTAATCCAATTGCTATCTTTGTTGTAAGCAACCAACCGGACATTCCTGCCAAATTACACCCGTCACTGTTCCAAGCGAAGTTCGTGTATGTTATTGCAGCCTTGCAAGAATACATTGGAATGACGGTATTTCCTGCCGGACAGTTTGCGCCTGAAATGCCAGAGGGCGAAGCCCCGCTCGCTATGCCGAGCCCTGTTATGTTGGAAACAATGTTCAATGAGTTCCTCACTACGTCTCGCATGGAGCTTAATAGAGAGGATTGCGTAGTGATTGGTACGGGTGAAGAGTATGCGGGTGCGGCTCAAGCCTTTGGATGTGATTATTTGGACGTGGCACATTTGTTGGAAGAAAATTTGGGCGAGCCTCTATTCAAGCTCGCATGGAATATTCCGTCCTACGATTTGGTAATTGACCCCGAAAATCAAGCTATTATGGAAAATCTACCGTGGGAATTTGCGGTGCACCGTGCGGAACAGATTAACAAGCTGCCATTTAAACAAGCGGATGTCCTTGTCGTGGCTCAAAAATGGGTAACTCCAAAACCTATGGAACATAAAGAATTTAAAGTAGATGCTCGCAAGTTGTCAAAAGGGGCTCAACGAAAAGTTGCGATGCAAATTAAGAAAGGAGGGAAGAAGTAATGGCTATAATTAACGTAGAACTCCGCATGATGATTGCCGAACGTTTGGCAAATGACAATTACCGTGAAGAAATTAAAGAGGTAAAAGAATCGTTACGCCTGCACCTATTAGCCTACCTCAAGGAGAATTATATTCCTAAAGAAGTACAAACAGTGTTTGAAAAGTATCCACAGTTTTTCAAGGCAGTTGAGGCAATTTACATAGCTTCCTACAACTTTAAGAATTATCTGCCTGCTGAATGGGGAAGCCGTACTCATCACGCAGATATTAATTTCCATGAAAGTTTGCCCTTAGACAAAGAAGAGGTTTACACTTTACTGAAATCCATTCCTAAAGAAAACTATATCCACGAATTAATGCGCAAGTATTTTAAATTGGAAATGGACAGGTACTTTATGGAAAAGCGGTTGAAATGTATTATGCAGACCCAACGGTTCACACCAAAGACATTGGAGCAAGACTTTCCAGAGGCTTACAAAGTGTATTTGGACATTACGACTTCTGATGCTTACGACAGTGCCAAAGAACCAAACGGAGCAACCGCTACCCTCTGTGATAATATTGAAAATATTCGTGCCCAACTAAAAACGAACAGAAATGTTGAAGAAAAAGTACAAGCCAAGTCGGCTGAATAAATGGTACACTAAACACTTCGTTCTGACCCCGTGTATGCGGGGTCAGGCAGAAGTTACTGAAGTAGTGCTTGTTTGGTGGTGTTTTATGTCGTTTTTATATAACGATAGTTTGCTCAATATAATTTGTGCGCATGGCGCAACCTTTATAGAAATATTAAAGAAGGAAAATGACACCTATACGCAACAATTTGTTTTTAATGCTAATGGTGAAACTATGTGTATTCCGTCCAGTAAAGGGCGAAGAGAAAGATATTTCAAACAAATCAACGGGATTATTTACGAAATTACGTATGATACCCCACCTGATGAATAACAATTAAATATCAACGATTATGCTAATTTATTTGAATGGAATACCCCTGCAAGGTAATGCACACGATGCACGGGTTCAATCCGCATTACCTTTGTCACGTATTGTTGAAGTGACGGAAGTGGAACAAATACCTCGTTTTGGTGACAAATGGGTGTTTAGTATTCGTCTTGATGATGGGCAAGTTGTGTGCTCTGAACCTTGCGAAATTCAGCAAGAAGCTGAAATGCGCCAATTGTCCACAGTAAGTCAAATTAATGCTTTAGAGGTCTACGAGCACCGTTTAAAATGTGATTTGCCCGTGTCAAACATTACTTGTCATTATGTGGACGTTGCTAAAAAACAATTGATACAATTTTCGTTAGACCCGTTGTATCCAGTATTCACTATTAAAATTTAATTTCATGGAAATAGTTAAATATGTCATAGCCTACAAATTTTTGCTCGGAGAATTGCCAAGATATATAGTGCAATCCATAAACATTGACGAAAATCTTGATGCTGATTTTATGCACCGCCTTTGTGAATCATTGGTAAAAGGACGAGAAGTGGCAGACACAAGGCACTTTGGCAAACCTTATATTATTGGGGCTTTTGCTAACAATTCGAAGTTTCCTAATTTTTGTTTTGCATGTAACACAAACGCTGATTTAAGTATTTGTCGTACCTGCAAAATGAAAAAACAGGCGTTGCAGGCTTTAAAAGAGCAAGAAACCCCTGATAATTTAGGTCAGGAACAGGAAAAACCAAGTTTTGACCCGAATAATACGCCAAAAGAAAGAATGAAAGAGCCGTATTATTGCTTCGTTTACGAAGGAACATTTATGAAGATGTCAGAAAATGGTGACAATCCTCCTATCAGCAAGCTAATATTGAAATTTTACGAAAAGAAGCCTCTTGTTCTTAACGAATGGTTGCAGAACAAATTCAAGGAAGAATTTGAAAAACAACAAAAAGAATTCGGCTGGAGCTTGGTAGGTTTGACCCTCGTTAATGTTGAGCCAACAGGCAGTTATTCTGACCCCTCGTGTTTCCACCCTAACGAACCTTACAGAATGTATTGGGTACGTGTGCAGGATATGTCTCAGAAAGAGGGCGGTGTAAACTGGATTCCAGGATTTGAACAGAACGGTAAAATGTGGAGTGTTATCGGTGAATTACTTGACCCCGACAGCCCAGATGACACCCGTCCTTTTAAGGATTCACCTTTTGAAGATTACGTAGTAGTCCGTAAACCTGGAAATTAGCCCTCTATTGCCATTTTATATTGAGCACCGGACAATTGCTTCGGTGCTCTTTTTATTTGCCTGTATAGACGCTTAAAATGCGTTATGCTTTGTGGAACTTCTTTTGTGTTGACTGATGAAAATTGCGTATATTTACACACTCTTAAAAAATGCGTAGAAGAGTTAGTATTAACTTAAAATTATCAAATCATGTACAAAGACTTTGTAAATGTAACCCCTGAAAGCGGTGGCGCAGGCACTACTTCGATAGCTGTTGCCGCTGATGAAAACGAAGGAGCTGCACGCAGCACTTCACTCAATATTGCGGGTGGCGGTGTGACACGAACTGTCTCTATCACTCAAAAGAAAATGCTTGTGGAAAACCAAATTGAAGTTAAATATTGGTTAGACGCAGCAACTAGCGGGACAGGCAAGTCAATTTATTTGGAAGCCTATGCAAACAATGATGTAGCAAGCAACCTGAAAATTAACTTTAGCATTGACCAACAGGGACCGACAGGCGAATGGGAAACCAGCACTCCAGTAGAAATACTGATAAATACTGGAGATAACGCTTCCACAACTTATGAAATTCCATATTATGATTACGGATGGCGTTTTCATGAAGAAGTGGCTACTATTACCCCTTCTCAAGATGAAGATTTTATTTATGATTTTGCAGGATTCATTGAAGAATTTAGGGCTCCAGAAATTGGTATCTGGAAAATAAACACGCTTGCAGGAGAACCAAATGGAGGAGAAGCAACAAACCCATCAGCCGTTTATCAAGTTTCTTCAAACGCTGACTTCAAAAAAGTTTTGACTTTTGCTTCTTTGGGTGGAGTTACTTTTTATGATGAAAGCGGTTTAGCAAGTATGACACTTACTTGGTTACAAATCCAATATTCAGATGAAATTGGGCAAAAGCCATACGCTATTTCTGTTCGGGGTGGCTTTACAGGAGTATCAGAATTAAACACTATGCTTTGGAGTGGTAAATTCCAAAATGGAGTTATTAATGCAACTTATCAAGCCCAATTTAAAATAGATGGCGTTATTCGCAATTTTAAATGGCGAATTCAAGGAGCACACATTTAACGTATAAATAACGGGGAACTCCGGTTCCCCTATTGTTTCACTTAATAATTATAATTATGAAGAAAGATTTTGTAACAATTACCCCAGATACGGGGGGGGGCTCGGCTACTCCACAAGTAACCGCTGACGCCAATGTGACGGCACAGTCACGCTCAACAACTCTCAATTTTGATGCCAACGGAAAGCAGCTTAAATCCGTTCAAGTCAATCAACTCGGTATTCCATGGTTCATAAATGTGTGTACCGCCATTCAGGGCGAAATAACTGAAGCCAATACAAACGTCGGTCACTTGTTAAAAGAGGTGGACTTTTCTCCTAGTGGAGACGGTGGCAGTATGCAAAATATTCCATTCTTTCAGTATGATTTTGAAATAAATAATTTCAATTATACTAATAAGACAGCTTGGTATTTAGCTCTGGAAGCTAATATATTGGGCACTTTGATTGATACCGTTACGGAGTATTTAATTTTGGAATGGGATTTAGGCAAAGGAGATGGGTGGGAACGAATGGAATTTATGTGGGAAAATACCTTTGAGGGCTATCAATATTGGCGCAATACGACACCCAACGTTTACCCCAATGAATATCCGACAGTTAAAACTGTCCAAATGCGAGTTGGAATTGGTGATAATACTGACCCAGAGCCTATTCATACTTATCTTGCTCAATTTACAGTAAATATCGTATTAAGCCCCCGACCCTAGCGTAGCCAACATGATTTGATTACGCATTTGGATAAGCCGGAAAATTTTCCGGCTTTTTCTTTGCCAATCCAATTTATCTGCCTATCTTTGGGGTGTCAAATTAAAAATGGATTTAGTTATGGAAGTACAAGTAGTTAAAACAACAGTAAAAGCCGCAGCTGGAGTTAAAGAAACGAATTATGCTGCAATTATAAACAAGTATTGTAGACAAATCGGTTTCATTACTGATGATGGTATTTATTTAGAACTTTATGACCAAAACCTAAGAGGTTTTGGTATAGGTAGTTTTCAGAAAATAGATACAGGAGATGCCAAACCGTTTAGATGGTTATGCAAAATAGTAGAAGATAATTGGGACGCTATGTACGACCGCTATACTTTGGCGATAAAAGGATAAGGAAAGATATTTAGATACACGTATAATAGACGTTGACATAACATTATCTTATTATTTAAGCGAAACACCTTTTAAGTTTATCCAGAAGCGTCTGGAGTTAGCAAGATGAAACCCGTGAGGGCGAATATTGTCGTAGTAACAAGAGTTTTAAAGATTATGTTTATTGATTGGCACGGGGCGGAGAATATTCTCCGCCCTTGCTTTTTCAAAGAAATTGATTTACCTTTGTATTTTAAACAACCAAAACGATGAGACCTTTAGTAATAGTTGGAACCTGCAAAGAATTGCATAAGTGCGCTCGGTTGCTTGACAGGTTTGGATATATACCTGTCAATTGCCGGATACCTACGTGTGACAATCACGATGGAGGCTTCATTATACTCAACCGTGAGGGAGAGTTTAGGTTTTCAACATGCAATTTGTACGCAAATTTAGACTGCATGGTAACAGCCTCTGACTTCCTAAAGAATTACGGGGGTTTAGGAATACGCAGCCCGTACAGCCTAAAGAACGTCTATTTTGCCTGCACGCTTGGTTTGTTGGTTATGGGTATGGAAGGAAGCCTCCCTGTCGGAAGAATGTGGCTATTGGCTTTCTTTGCTATTAATATACCACTGCATTTTAAAACGATTAAAACATGGTTTACACATGGGAAAGAAAGAAGATTTGGAAAAAGAAGAGCAGAAGCTGATAAAGATTAAGTTACTGCTCATAAAGGATTTTGAAGAACTGGATAAGGGGGAGTTACAAGTATTGCGTAACTACACCCGTGAAGTGTACCACATTGCGGGCGAAATAAAATTGGGCGTAGACGAGTTGCTTAATGCTTATCTAATTTTTAAACGCAAGTTTATCACCACTTTGGAAACTGTTGCGGTATGTCCATATCCGATGGTAGAAGCGGGTGGAAGTTTTGTAGCTGCACAAACTACGTATGCTCCAATAGCTGTCACGACGTTTGACGGAGTTTTTAGCTCTTCTAAGGAAACTTTCACTATTAACGAATGGCAAAGTTTACCCGTGCTTACAGTGTTCTATTTTGACGACCGTACCGAGGTGTGTTGTCTTGCTCCTAATGGACATTTTTGCCGGATAACGAGTAAGATTTTGCAGTTTGATATATAATGCGTATATTTGTTGCATCAGTCATGAATGAAGTTGAAATGGTGTTTGAAGGCGAGCCGCTTTGGGTAGTGATACTAGAGGCGGCTCTTTTTATATCAGTACCATAAAAGAAGCCCGTTTCACAACGGGCTTTCTTCGTCATAATCCATGATTATGGAAATAAAGGAATTATTCTAAGAGATATTGTATATTAATTTCTAGGCTTTACGCCTTTCTTTTCAAGAAGTGCTTTATATTCATCAACTGGAAAATACATTCGTCCAAACTTTTCAGCCCACTTTTCAGGATAAATAGTAACGTACTTGTCATGGTCGTGAATAGTGGCACAGGCGATGATACTTGGTAGTCCAATAATTAGCAAGTAGAGCCACCCTGACCAACGGGAATTAATGTGATGCCCGTATTCGTGGCTAGCCGTGTCCAATCTGTTGTAAGCCACCTCACTAATGAGGATAAAGTGACCGAGTGTGACGCTACTCGTACCGCCCTTTTTAAAGTAAAAAGCACCCCCACAGTACCCAATGTACCGCCAACGTGTGAAAATGGCTAATAGAAGCCCTAAGAGGCTTTGTGGCAGCATCCAAACGATGAGCAACAGGTGCACCAACACACAAGTGAGTTTCCCTTTCGGGTTGAACAGTGGAAAATCATCCTTTGTGACATCCACGCAAAAATTTTCATTCTGGGCGGTTTTGAAATCTTCGTGACCGCTTGCAGTCTTAGTTTGTAGTTTTTCTTTCATAAGCCAATAATTTTCGGCAAAATTACAAATTATTTTTCTCAATAAAATCCTCTACTTCACTGTCAGTAGCAGGTCTAATCTTTAGGATATTCAGGTTATCCAAGTCAGATTGTAAAATAGGAAAAGGCAACCGAGTCCGCCCTGACGGAGTAATATACCACCTGTTTTCGTCATCTCGCAATAGGATGGTATCTGGTGTATCTTCATCTACAAAGATTTCATCTGTGTAGGCTAACATCATTTCTGACCATTCCTTTTCTAGTCCTTCTTTTGGTGCTCGGTTCAGCCCTGTTCCACTGCCTAGTTTGGGGTTAAGGAAATCTTCTTTGGTTGGTGCAGGTGTTCCACTACCTTGCAAACCTGTTAGGAGAGTGGTGGTGTGATGTTGTGCGTTTTCCGCAGTAAGACGGGTCACCTCTGCCACTAGTTGCTCTTCCCTGATAGCGTAGTCATTCACTTCACGTTGGAGCTCCCTAATTTGTTTGTCCTTAACGAATATCTGTTTTTGTAGGCGGTCAATTTCCGCTTCCAAATTTAATTTCTGCAATATTTTTTCCTTTTCTGGCATAATCTTTTTGGATTGTTACAGAGCTTATACGTTGTCGGGGTTTATCTTTCCAAGACTTTTAGGAATCACCGCTGAGGATTTTTGTCGTAAGGGGGCTCCAGGGGTTTCTTTATATTATTTATTTAACAGTGAATGAGGTATTACGTAGTAATACCGAAATGAGCTAGTAAATAAATAATATTTTATTATCATGATAATTAATTGATTGGGATTGACGTGCGTACGCGAGGCTCTTCCCAACCCCTTGTGCACGTGTATGTGAGGGGGCGTGCATGGACATGAGGACTGGACAGATAGGAAATATGGAATGACACCACGATGATGCGTATAAGGGTTAAAAGCCAATTGGGAGCGTCACATCTGTGGCACTATCGGCTCCGGTAACTAGGCTTATACAGACATTGACTTTAGGTTTATCTCACATTTGTCTTGTTTGAATTTTTAAGATTTGTTTTGTTTTTATTTGACATTGATTGGGGCAGGGGGCGCAAAGCCCCCAATCTCGCCCGTTCTTCCCTAATTAGATTAGACGTTTAGGAATTAGTTAAACTTTGCGTATCTTTACAGCGATAAATTTGTTTTTGAACTAAAAAGATACAGATATGAAAACAGTTACTCAAAAAGTTTTTGGATTTCTCTATAAGACTTGTTTGGCTAATCCGGGCGGAATACCAAGCCCGACAACCATACAGAGAGCCTTTGCGGTGGGTACACCGACAGAAGATTTGACGGCTGCAACTTTTGAACCTGACAAGGAACAACAGCCTGAAGGATTTTTGATTATTCCGCTAACAAGCGGGGATATCAAAGTACATTTGGCTGGAGCACCCGCTTTTGAGGATTACACTATCAGCGGAGTAGAGGTAGACGCTAGTTTAGGCGTACCGATGCTTTACTTGGTGGATAAGGTTTATATAGACGGAACGACAGCAACTTTTAATATCGGTTGGTAAGATGGTACATGGTCAGGCGATTGGCATACCGTTCAGGCGTCGGAAAGGAGAACAAGCTCCCCCTCCACCGAAAGAAGTAGCTTGGAATCCGACTATTGAAAGTAATTTGCCATATAAAGAAGTTAAGTACCTTAAATTTGTGGAGGGTGCAGGTTGGCAGGCACTTAATATCGGTGAGATATTGCCTGTTGGTCAAAGAGTAATGATACGCATTGTTACGACCGAGCCTTATTATGAAGTGAGTAAGGCGGTGAGTTCCCAGATGACAGGCATACAAATCGGTAAAAATGGTGTATCAGAATACGACATTGCTGGAACCTTAACTGGTTACAGCCCGCAAATTTTAACGGTTACGATTGGGGTAGATAAAAACTACGTCCAGTTGGTTCACTAATTGTATTAATTGTAAAATAAACAGAAATATGGAAAAGAAAATTTCTTTGGCTACATTTGAACAGGTAGCCGCAGATAATGGTTATGAAGTGTTTACCGCTGAAGAGGTGGCTGCATACTACAAAGATGGCTTGCAGAAAAGCATGAAGAATGAATTAACTTCTGATGAAAAGGAGTTGTTTGCGGCTGACATTGCTTTCTTGCAAAAAGCCATTTGTATTGATGAGAATGGTAAAGAGGTGACACGTTATTTCCGACCGGAACAAGTGAATTGGGAAAAGACAGAAGATGGCGTGCTGTTGAAAGGTATTGCCGGAGTTTTTGCCGATACCCCTACTAACAGAAAATTGAATCGTGTTGGTGAGGCTTTTGTACCGTCACCGGATTTTATGAAGTCTTTGGAAAGCGAGGAAATTGACGAAGACATTATTAAAGCCATGAGAACAGGGCGTTACGCTGATACTCCTGAAAATCGTAGACTGCACCGTGTCGGTCAACCTTATGCAAAGCGTGAGGGCAAAGGCACAGAAGAAACTGACAAAGAAAAGAAGCGTGTGGGCGATACAAAGGCTGAAATAGAAAAGTTGGACGCTAAGTATGGCAAAGTATATGCCGCCCTAGGAAAACGCAAACAAGAAGCCTTAGAGAGAGGAGATAAGGCAGAGGCAAAACGTATGACGGATGCCATTGCCCGCATGGAAAAGGAACACGATGCTGAATACGCCAAACTTAAAGAAAAAGAGGGTGGTGAAAAAGGCGACGAAAAACTGCACGCAAAAGCCGACGAACGTAAAGGCGGTGAAAAGGGTGATAAAAAGCTGCACGAAGAAGCTGAAAAGAAAAAGAAAGAGCCTAATCCGGGTTCCAAGAAAAATCCTTTGAAGATAGACAGCATTAAGGATATTCACAAAGATGCCGCCTATCAGAAAATTACTATTGACGGTCACGAAGCTACTATTGTGAACCGTGGCACATACGACGAAGATACTCACAAGCCGATATATTATGTTGAAGCAGGCAGTCAGACGCACGCATATACAGGCTTGGACATGCTGAAAGAAAAGATTGAGGAATTTGTGCGTGTTGCCAATGGTGGAAAGGCAGACAGTGACGATAAAAAAAAAAGTGAAGTAACACCCTCTGAAGCATCCAAATCTTTCTTTGAAAGCAAATTTAAGAATTTAAAATGGAAGAAAGGTGGTGATGAAGATTACCCAAGTGTTGTCGCTCACAAGAAATTTAGAGGCGTGCCTATTGATATAGAAATTGATGAAGATGGGCAGGGAGAAATTATTATTGGTGATGCCGACGAAGGAATTGAGTTTGGGGCACTTACATCTGAAAAAGCCGCAAAGGAACTTTGGGATACTATTTTAGAGGAACTTGAATATTACGAGGATTAAAATTAAGAAAAATGGAAGATTTATTAATGAAATCAGTGAATAAACATTACTTTCCTGAAAAGGAACGTAAAGAGCTAGCCAAAGAGGGCGAAGCCATGCCAGATGGTTCTTTTCCTATTCGTAACGAACAAGACTTGAAGGACGCCATACGTAGTGTCGGTAGAGCTAAAGACCCCGCAGCCGCTAAACGGTGGATAAAGAAGCGTGCCAAAGAAATGGGTAAAGAGGCAACGTTACCGGAAGATTGGAAATAATTTAAGAATTTCGGTGGCACTATCTGGGATATTCGTTTTAAATGTTTATCTTTGTAGTGCCACTTTAATTTTGATTAGATATGGACGATATAGAAAAATCACGCCACGGTCGGTATGAAGACAACGCTAAGAACAGGCGGCTTCATCGTGTAGGTCAAGAATATGGCAGTAAGAAGCAGGAAGACGAAACTGTTGACCCTAGCAAATTAACTCTTGACCAATTACATAAGGAAATCAATGAGTTGGGGCACATATTAGGCGGTAGGATTAAGGATGGTAGACGTACAGAAGATGTGGAAAAGCGTATTTCTGATTTGCTTAAATATGCTCCTGATAAGGTATTGGAAAGCACCTTAGAAGCTCTTAGAACAAATGTCAAGCCAAACCCGACCGCAAAGATTGCCGCCAAACTGACGGAAATGGAAATTAACCGTCGCAAAACAGAGGGTTCTGCAAAACAGACTGAAAAGAAAGAAGAAACTCCTAAGGAAGAGCCAAAAGCTCAATCTGAAGAGCCTGAAACATATACCCGTGTAAAGTTTGACGATATGCCTCAAAGCGGAAAGGTTAATCTTAAGAAATATCTTTCTAATAAAATTAGGGCAGAGGTTGACAAGGCTTGGAAGGACAAAGCTAAAATCGGTGACAAAACTTTGCAGGACATGGAAAAGGGTATGGTTGCAGAGTTTAACAAAAATTTTGACAATCTAAGCAAGTCAAAACGAGCCGAAGCCCTGTACAGTATTATGACGGTTAAGGCAGAAATAGCCCGTCGGGGTAGAGGGGCTAAAACCGAGGAAAAACAGGAGGAACAACCTGCACCTAAAACCGAACCCGCAAAGGAGGAGCCTAAAAAGGAGTACAAGAAACCCGAATCCTTTAATGAGCTTTACACCAGAGTTCGAAACGCATGGGCGGATATCATGGAAACAAAGCCTAGGGAAGTAGCTTTTACTAAGCCTAAAGAAGTGGCTGAAATGGCTTCTGCATTTTTTCCTGGAACAACTATATCTAAAGTAGATGGGGAGGAAGAATATATGGTTCAATATCCTGGGGATGCAAGTAGGTTTATGCGTATTGATAAATATACGAGTTCTCCTAAAGCCCTGATTGATAAAATAAGGATGTTTTTATCTATGGATATGGACATGCGCACTAAACAGAATTTTTCAAATGATGAAAAAGAAAAATTTGATAGGATATTTGAGCTAGTTGCTGAAAGTGTGGCTGATAGGGCTCAAGCTAAAGATATGAGTGCAGCCCGCACAAAAGCATTTGAAGAACAGGTTGCTGAAAACAATAAGAATATTTCTAAGAATGTTGGGATAAAACAGGGCAAACCGATGAGCTTTGAGGAAGCTAATCAGGGGCGTGGAAATCCTAAATTTCGTACTAACAAACTTTATGGCGTAAATTGTCAAACGTGTGTGGTAGTGCATGAATTGCGATTAAGAGGATTTGATTTGGGTGCTAAGCCAAAAGCAAGTTCTACACAAGAAGCAATGGCGAGGGATTGCACCTTTGCATGGATAGACCCGCTAACTGGACAGCAACCCGAAGTTGTGAGAATAACTTGTGCTCCAGATAATAAAACAATTAAGGTTAGAAAAAGCCAGAAATCAAAGTCGGATTTACGTAAAAATATTTTAGAAGCTACAAAAGAGACTGGACGTTATAATTTTTCTTATGGATGGGTTAGCGGTAAGGATAGTGCGGGGCATATAATAACCGCTGAAAGGCACGCTGACGGTAATTTGACCTTTTACGACCCTCAAAATGGGAAGAATGTACCTATGATAGAATTATTGGACGAGGTTAGTCCTAAATATTTGTGCAGGATAATTCGAGTAGATAATTTACTCATTAAAACAAATATTGTTAAAGATTACGCAATGCATTATGAGTAAAATGACAGAAGAGGTAACTCGGGCGATAGCCACGAAGTTCCTAGGAGGAATAGAAGGATTTGAATTGATTAAGTTGGAAAACTACAAAAATTATGTAGTTTATTTTGCTTTTCCAGATGGTGTGACAGGTGAAATAAATGTCGGACTTCCTATTTATGTACTGATTGATAAATTGGGTAAAGCCCGATACGCCACGGATAAAGAAACTCATGAATTAATGAGGCGTGCGAATCCTGACGAGGAAGAGGACGAGGACTAGCGGCTTTCCAATTTACTCTTTTTATTATACATTTGTACCGTTTAAAGGTAGAACTAAAACATAGAAAAGATGAAGAAATATGTTTATTCAAAAGGTGAAGAAACAGTAACCGTTGAAACCGATGGTCTAGCGGCTATCAATAATTTTATGGTGACAGGTCTTATCGGTCAGAATTACGGTGGATTGGTACACGCTGGATTGGCTTTTAAGATGGGTGATACAGTAAGCATTCCGGAAATGCTGAATGCAGCTAAAAGATGCGAATGTAAAGTAGAGTGTTACGAGGGTGGTACACTCATCATTGATGAAAGTGCTGACTTTACAGGTGGTGAACCTGAGCCGAAGGGAATTATTTTTGGTTTGCAACTTGGTGTCGCTTATAACGAAGCAACTTACAACAGTGTAGTTCCGGCTTCTTATGTTGAGCAATACCCGTATTCAGCTAGCAAAGATGTTTTGCCGTGGTTGGTGGCTAAGTTTAACAAACAGGGGGCAGATGACGATGAATATCAGGTTAAAGTTTGGGCAGACGATGCACAACTTTCATTTAAAAATGTGCCTGAAAGTGTCGGCACTGTCAGCGAAGATGGTAAGGTGCTTACTTCTAAAATGAAGGAGTACATTATGTTTGACATCGTACGTGACCTGACCATTTACAATCCAAAGGCGGTGACTTGGTTTACAATTCAATTCATTTACGATAACCGTACATACGAAGCAAAGGTATTTGTCACTCCTAATACGATTTAATTATGGGTAATAGAGGGAAACGTCAAAGACTGAACCAAGCCCAACGGGGAGCCACGCAACAGGCTCCCTTTGAAGCATTGGAAGGTCTTAGTATGGAGGAACTGAACGCATTAGCGTCAGCCGCTCCGATAGCCCTACGCAACAGGCTAGAGAAGTCTTTAAACTCTGAAAATTTTGAAGAGGTGCTAAAGGCTCAGAATTTTATAGCACAGCAAAAAGGCGGACGCAAACTTCCCCAACCTGAAATAAAATCAATTCTTTGGAACCCGTCTGAAATTGGTTTCAATGGTAAAGGATATCGCGACCCTGCAACGGGCTTTTCTTTTAATACGCTCAATCGCATGGGCGATATCTTTATTATTAAATCCATTATCAATACTCGTATTGAGCAAGTGCAAAACTATCTCAAATACAGTAATGATGACCAGAAGCCCGGATATCAGATACGTTATAAACAATCTCCGGGGTCAGTGGGTGATAAGAATAAAAAGGAACTTAGTGATAAAGACAAGAAAATTGTTGATTACATTGTTAAGTTTCTGGAAGAGGGCGGGGAAAATGAGAAGTGGGACTGTGAAGATAATTTCCAGGAGTTTACCCGCAAGGTGCTAAACGATAGTTTGCGTTTAGACCAAATGTGCTTTGAAGTAGTACGTAGTCGCGATTTGAAGTTAAAGAAGTTTCGTGCCGTGGATGGTGCGTTAATTCGGCAGCTAGATACGAACGACCCCCGCTATGCGCAAATGTTTGAACAGTTCCGATGGCATGGGTATCTTCCCCGTTATGCTATGGTATGGGATGGGCAAATTATTCGCCACCCTGTTACAGGGGAATATGTAGCTTTTTATCCTTGGGAGCTTGGATATGGCATACGTAATAAGACAACTAATGTATTCAAGAATGGCTACGGATGTAGTGAATTGGAAACATTGGTAGAAATTGTTACGTGGATATTGTGGGGTATGCAGTATAACGGAAACTTCTTTAAACAGGGAAGTCAGCCGAAAGGTTTTATTAATGTAAAGAACGGGAATATTGACCAAGGAACGTTAAACGAGTTTAGACAGGATTGGAAACAAACAATGTCTACCGTTTACAATTCTCACAAAATACCCGTTGTACAAGGCATAGACCTTGAATGGATTGACTTACAAAAGAATAACCGTGACATGGAGTTTACTGAATGGGTGAAATTCCTATTAGTGATTGCATGTGCCGTATATCGCATGGACCCGAGTGAATTGGGCTTTCAGTTTGAGGATGCAGCACGTATATTCGGACAAGAGGGGCAAAAGGAGCGTCTAGACCATTCTAAACAGAAAGGTTTAACCCCGTTGTTGGTATTTTACCAGAACGTTATTAATAAGTACATAATCAGCGAAATTGACGACCGTTTGGAGTTTGCTTTTACGGGTATTGAAATTGAAGATGAAGAAGCACAAGTTAAGTTAGACGTTCAAAAGATACAGAACGGTTTTGTTTGTCTTGAGGACATGTTTGAGAAATATAGCGGTCGTCCGTTTGAACCTGAAAAGGATACGATACTTAATAGCGTGTACCAACAGGCGCAGAGTGCTAAGATGATGGGCGGTGACTATATGAACGATATAGCTGAAGAGGATAAGACAGATGCTGATAAAGAAATTGACAAGTTATTTATGGAGAAATCTATAAATGGCAATCCAATTTTAGGCACTGCCTTAGAATTTATTGACAAACAATTAGGCAGAAGGAGTTGATATGGAAAGAGCCGTTTCACCAAGAATAAAACATCACGTTGACCCGCTACGTTATCCAAATATTCAGGCGAAGTACGAAATCAAGGCTAAAAATTCGTTTTCGGCTGTCAGGGTGTTTGGTGAATTAGTGGAAGAAATGGTGACAATTACCAAGGAGAAGAAATAATGCTGTTTACAGAAAAAGACATAAAACAGATACTAGGTATTATTGATACAGCAGTGGCGAAGATGGTTGCGGAAACACTAGGTAAGGACTACTTAACGCAGGCAGATTTGACAATGCTGAAAAACAGGGGCGTGGACTTGGTTAAATTAATACCCAAGTTTCCGTCCCACTATCAAGCCTTTCTATTTGGTCGTGTTTCGGCTGCCATTGGAACGCAGGCGTCTCGGTCAATGAGTTATACTGATTTTGAGAAGTTTCTGGCAAATATGGGCTTATTTGCTCCTACTACGAGGGAAATGGCTTTTTATAGTATAGCCGCTAAGAAAACATACACTCACATAAAGGGGCTAGGGGAGAGGCTTAAAAATGATGTAAGGGCTTCTATAGACGCAGAAGAGATAAACTACCTTGCAGCACAAGAAGCGGCACGCCAAAAGGGTGAAGAGATGCTAGCTAAAGAAATAGCTGATGGCACACTGGAAAAACGTACTGTCCAGAAAATTACTTCCAATATTGCCAATCAGATGAATGATTGGCAAAGGGATTGGGGGCGTATCGTGGAAACAGAATGTCAGGATGTGTACAACATGGGTCAGGCGCAATATATGATGACATTAGCCCCTGACCCGTTGGTATATTTTGATGTTTTTCCCGGAGCGTGCAAACATTGCATCAGGTTGTTCCTAACAAATGGAGTTGGAAGTAAACCTCGTGTTTTTAAACTTTCTACGTTGCTTGCTAATGGCACTAATTACGGGGTAAAAGTACGTGATTGGAAAGCCACCATTCATCCCGTTCATCCGTTTTGCCGTTGCGATTTGCGTTATTTGCCGCAAGGTTACGAATGGAATGAGGAGACAGGTAGGTTTGAACCGCCTAAAGATTATAAGCCGCAAGTAGAAAGGAAAAGCAAAGTTAAAATAACAATCGGAAATAAAGAGTATTTAGTATGAACCTGAAAAAGTTGTTAGGGCTGCAAACAGCCCAAGAAAAAGTTGAAGAATACAAGGGGTACAAGAACCGCTTGAAACAGCTTGATGAATTGGGACAGGAGTTGGCTGATAAATTTATGTTGCAAAAGTCAATCATAGATGATATTGCCACGTTGCCCGAGAGCAAACGAACTGAAGTGTTTGACAGTTATAACGCCTTTATGAAGAGCCACCAAAAAGAAGTGTCAGCAGCCGTTTCTGAACGGGCACGCATTATTAAGTCCATGGAAAAGTTACGTAATGACGATGAAGTGGGTAAAGCGTGCAGTGACATTGATTTGTTGGATGAAGCCCGTAGTAGGTTTAAAGCGGGCACACTTGCAAAATCGGTTTATTTTGACATTATAAAGAGTGTTACAGGTGAGCCGACAAAGTATGCTGATGTGCTTGCATTTAACAAGCAGGGTCAACTCCTCATTTTGCATCGTGTGACCGATTTTACGCCTAATGGAACAGTTTGTATTCCTGGAGGGCACGTTGACCCAGGAGAGGACTTTATGACGGCTGCATTGCGGGAATTAAAGGAAGAAACCAATTTAGACCCTCTACCTGAAGCGGGTGTTCTTGAATTGGGGGAGTACAAAACGGCTGATGCACATATTAAGTATTATCAAGTAGCAGTTGACGAATTTCAACCTGTTACGTGCGATGCGATGGAACATTGTTATCACGAATGGATAAATCCTGCCGAAGTACCTTTGCGTCCGTTTATTTTTGACCAAGGAAAAATCGTAACAAAATTTTTGATGCAGCCCCATCAGGAAGTTCTTGCTATGCCGTTAATGAAGGCTCTTGAAGAGGGTAGAATTACCCCTGATTTGTTTGTACCTGCATTTAGCCGCATATTAAAGAAAGCTATTGGAACAGATGATGCAAAACCATTGATGCCTGAAAGTATGGATAGCAGCGTTAAGACGATTGCCCAACCTGCACCACCTCCGATGACAAAGAAAAAAGTCATTGTACCTGTACGTGACCCGATGAAGAATTTGGAACAAGTAATGAAAGCCATTGACGGGGAAAGTGAAATAAAAATTGGTGACAGTTATTTAAAGCTGGATGAGCCTATTGCAGTGTTTGAAACTAAGTACAAGTCCGACCCGACCACCAACCGTTTGACAGAATGTGAAATTGTGTATGACGGAGACGAGGTAAATATGCGAATTTTACTTGATAAAATGAGAAGCGGTTTGTTAGCGGGTTCTGTGAAAGTACGGACACTTAACGATGATTTCTTAATGGCAAATGAAAACGGAACCGATTACGTTGGTGATGCGGTATTTGTGCCTCTTTGAAAAGATTTGTATTTTTGTCCAGAATTTAAACTGTAAGACATGAAAAAGAAAACCTCAAATGATTTTAATTTCTGGTTGCCTATTGATTTTATGAAATCTGAGGAAGCCACCCAATATGAACGGGGGGATGACCGGAGATACGAAAATATGGTCTTTGAGGGTATTGCGAGCGACAGCAGTGAAGATTATCAAGGAGATAGCATGGAGCCAAATGGCTTCGTTATAGATTACTTCTTAAAACACGGGTTGTTCAACTTAGACCACTTGACCGTTCGTGCCAAAGAGCTGAAAAGCCGTTTCTGGATTGGCGAGCCATTGGACGGTAGAATCATCAATAACAAATTTTGGGTAAAGGGTAAACTCTGGTCAGAAAGCCCCGAAGCCCGTGCCTTTTGGGACAAGTGTATTGAGATGAAAGAGAGTGGCAGTACACGACGTCCGGGAATGTCCATAGAGGGCAAGGCACTGGAGCGTGACCCCAAGAATGAAAAGCATATTACGAAAGCAATTATCAATAATATTGCGTTAACGTTTACCCCTGTGAACTTTAACTCCTATTTAGATTTTGTTAAGGGTGTGCAAGAGCAAGATTTCATTCCTACGGGTTCTCTTATCAAAAGTCGTTTGGATAGAGACATTATGTTTGAAAAAGTTATCGGAGATAAACGGATAGTTATCGATTCAAAATTCCGAATTATTGAAGAGAAAATTTGATAGGACATTTTTAGGAAAAGAAATTAAGCTATAATTTTAACCAAGAAAAATTGAAGATTATGTATGTATTAACATCAGAACAAAAAGAAGATGCTTTGGTTAAATCGCTATTAAGTAGTGATTTTTCTGAGGAGACAGTAGCGGAGTGGATTGCCACAGGTGCTATTGACTTGGCTAAGTCTACGCAGTACGGACCCGATGACCACGGAGAGGGTGCAGGGGATGACGTTCATGAAAAGCGTGACAAGAAACAAGAAGAGGACGAAAAGAAGGAAAAGAAAGAAATTGAGGACGAAGACGAAGATGCTGATAAAGACCTTGAAAAAGGTAAAGGCAAGAAAGATTGCGACATGGGCGGTGATAACAAACCTGACATTGCAAAGTCTTTGGGCTTGGATGCTTTCTACAAATCTATGTCCGAAGAGATTTTGGGTGCAGTAAACACGCAGAACGAAGAGATTTTAAAGTCTATTCCTGCAATTGTTGAGCGTACTTGTGAAGCGTATTTCAATCCCGTAATAGACCGCATTGAGAAGTCTATGGAAGGAATGAAAACGGCTATTGAATTGTTTGGTAAACAAGCTCCAAGTTTCAAAACTTCTGGTTTGAGCCAAGCTATCATTGAAAAAAGTATTGCCGAGGGCGGTGGTATCAAAGACCAAGTAGGTAAAACTTCCTTGAGTGCAAGCCGTGACCGTTTGGTGGTACGTGAACTTATACTTAAATCCATTCAGGAAGAGGAAGACAAAACCCTTGCGAAGTCATTGAATGACAATGCAATGGCATACATTCTTGACCCGATTGGTGGTGCTATTGGTGAACCTGTTGCACAATACCTGTACGAAAAGAAAGGCGTGCGTCTAGTTAAATAATTTCGTGAAGTGAAACTTTTAAGATTAAAATAATATGGATTTATACAATTATCAAGGGCAGAACAACGATAATCCGTTGGAAAGCATGACCGCTGACGAAATTTTGAAAGCGATGGAAGCTGGTCTTATGACTGGTATGCAGTACGATAATCAGCTCAATAATGGTGGAGGTTTGAAACCTGAGAGCTTGGATTACGTGCTGAAGAATTTGGAAAACCGTTTAGACCAATTGGTATTCTGGAATGAATTGCCACGTCAACGAATTGAAAGTACCGTTCATCAGTACAATCAGTTGTACAAATACGGACAGAACGTGGGTATATTCAATTCTGAAGGCGAAACCCCGACAGAAACCGACAGTATTTACAGACGTAAATCTATCGTAGTTGCGTTTTCTGGTGTGACTGGACAGGTTACTCATCCGGGTATGATTGTGAAAACCGTTGTCGGCAGTTTGTACACTAAGGAAGTTGAAAACAAAACTATCCTGTTACAGACAGAGTTGGACAAAAAGGTTATCACTTCTAACCGTTCCAAAATTGAACAAGAGTTTGACGGTGTGTTCGCACAACACGTAGAGGGTATTAACGATATTACAGGCGGTTTGCTTGGTAAGACATCTGAACAGGTATTGGATGCTTATTTTGGTGACGTATCTGTAATCAACGCAAACGGTTCAGTATTGAACGACCGTATGGTTGAAGATGCTGCACAAGCCGTCGTTAACGACCGAAACGGTGTTATTGACCGTATCGTTTCAGCTCCTATTGTGTTTAACAACTACGTTAAACTGTTCCACGAAAGCAAGCGAGTTATCGTAGGAATGGCGGGTGGTGTTGTTGGCGCAACTATGGGTCAGTCTGTAAACGACATCCAAACTCAATTCGGTAAAGTTTCTGTAAAAGCCGACAAGTTCTTTGATTGGGCAGAAGCTATCAAGTTGGGTAATGCCAAAACTTCTGATAAAGCACCGAACGCTCCTATCGCTGATACAACAGCTCCGGCAGCAGCTTTCGTTGATGCTAAAACGAAGTTCGGTACAGTTCACGCAGGTAATTACCTGTATGCTGTAACAGCTAAGAACCGTTATGGTGAAAGTGAACCTACTTTGTTGACCGCTGACGCTTTAGCAGTTGGTGCAACTCAATCAGTAGCGTTGAAGTTCAAGAGTGCAGGTTCTTCTGCATATCCTGAAACTTGCTTCGTTATCTATCGTACCGAAGTAAATCCGGTGTCTAAGGACATTGCTGATTTCTATCCAATTTTTGAAGTAAGCAAAACAGAGCTCGCAGCAGGATGGGACGGTGCAGCCGAAAACACTGTTAACGACCGTAACCGTTGGATTGCTGGATGTAAATCCGCTTTGATTTACTTCAATGGCAGCGAAATCAACGAATACCTTGAATTGGGTGGTACGATGAAACTTGACTATGCTATTGTCGGTCCTCGTCGTTCGTTCTCTGTATTGAACTACGGTTCTCCGGTATTGTATCAGCCAGGAAAAATCGCACGTATCATCAACATCGGTAAAATTGGACTTCCGGTTTAACCAATAAGATACGTATAATAATGACGGGGTGTGGGGTTTACCCCTACACCCCGTTTATTTTATAAACTAATAAACAAAAGAGATTATGAAATTATTTTATGCAAAGGTCGGCACACAAGTTGTCAACATTAACGGAACAAGAGTAAAGTTTGACAACTGCATTGCAGAAGTAGAAGACGCATTTGGTGAAGAAGCTCTTGCACTTGGACTTCCGGGATTGTATGAGGACGGAACACAGCCCGCATTTCAAACTCCTAGAGAGGTTGCATTACAAGCAAGTGCGGCAGACAGAGAAGAATTTTTGAACAAAGAACTTGGACGCCTGACTAACATTAAAGCAGCGTTGGAGCAACAGCTTAAAGAAGCCCAAGCGGAAATTGAAGTGTGGAAATCGGAGTATCAAAAGGAGCACGATTTACGCATCAAAGAAGTCGGTAGTAAGGGCGCACCTCAAGAACCTGTAACAGCACCCGCTCCAACGGAAGAAGCCCAAGCAGAGCTCACAGAAGAGGAAAAATTGCGTGCAGAATTGGAGCTGATGACCAAAGCGCAAATTTTGGAATTTGCTAAAGAGGCAGAAATTGACATGACGCCTATTGCGAACGGCAAAAAGCCGGAAATGATTAACTTTATCATGGAACAATCTAAAGGAGAATAATCGTTATGGGACAACTTACATTGACGATGAAATACCGCAAGAACGAAGGGATGATTTTAAGCCCGACAGAAATTTTTGCGATATACCTGTATGGAATTAAAATACAAGGCGGAGACGGTACAAGTTTCAGCCCCGAAAGTATGCGCTTCTATATACAGGCAGCGCAACAGGAAGTAGAAAATTATTTCAACTTGAAATTGCGTTATCAGTTCATCGCCCTTGAAAAGTTGACCTTTTACCGAGCCGACTATTGGCAGTCATTCCCTATATTATTCACAAACTACCCCGTTAACAGACCAATTTCGTTGACGGGGCGGTTTAACCAATTGGAGCAAATAAGCTACCCGACGCAATGGCTTACTAATACCCGTAACAGCTACGGACAGTATAAGCGTCGTGTGTCTATTGTGCCAACAGGAACAGCCGTTGCGACTGCAAATGCCGAGGTTATTCTTAGTGGATTGACTACGCAGTTAGGCAGTCAGCATTTCTTGATGATACCTGATTATTGGGATTTACAGTACATTACCGGATTTGATTTGGATAACATGCCTATGGATTTAATTAATCTTGTCGGCAAGTTAGCAACGTTCGGTCCGCTAGGTATTGCGGGAGACCTTATATTAGGCGCAGGTATTGCGGCTCAAAGTTTGGGCGTGGATGGTCTAAGCCAATCTATTAGCTCTACTTCCAGTGCAACTAATGCAGGTTATGGGGCGAGGATTTTGCAATACAGTAAAGAGATTACTGAAACGGTTAAGAAGATTAAGTTGGTTTATGATGAAATAAAGTTAGGCGTCTTATAAATAGGAGAATACATAATGGAAAATAGACCGATTAATAGTAGTAATCCACCTGACATGTATGGTCAGCCCCAAGTTTTCTTCAGACCCAAGGATTTTGACGCTGCAATATGGTCTCACGGATATGATATTACCTGTGAGCAAGCTATCAGATGCCCGTGTCAAGGAGCTTCTGGAGCACCTATGCCGGATTGTCAGAATTGCCACGGTTCAGGATATTTCTATGTTAATCCAATACAAACGAGGGCACTAATCACAGGGCTAAACCGAATTACTCAATACGTACAGTGGGCTCCAGAATTAATGGGAACGGCTGCAATAACTGTAAGAGATACGGATAAAGAGCTTATCAGCTATTTGAACCGTATTGTAGTAAATGATGAATATGCGTGGTTTACTGAATTAAAAGTAGCTCACACGATGGTTGATGACATTGTGGCGGTGTTTCTTTCTTATGCACCAATAGAAATTGAGGCGGTGTTTCTTTATATGGGGGCGGATGTTCCTTTGTATAAGTTAGACCCAACGGTGTACGAGGTATCTCCGAACAATAAGTATTGTGTTCAATTTGCGGCTGGAAATGTGCCAGAGGGGGCAGGGGTGTCCTTCCTGTACAAACACAGGGTAGAATATCACATTATAGATGCCCCACACGAAATTCGTGCCTCTATGCAAGCGAATAAGCAATCAGGAGCCTTAGAAGTGATTAAAATGCCATTGCAGGCAGTAGGCAGGCGGTCACACCTGATAGATATGCAGCGTCCCAATTTTGATGGGAGTGGTTTAATTTTTAACGATTATGATACCAATACACCTTGATTTGAGTGAAGTAGTGGCGGAGTTTTCTTTAACAGGAGAACAGGCTACGGAATTGGGGGCTAGTATTATCTCCCGTATTGTTACGGAATATACTAGCAAATGGGAAGATATAGTTGACAAAAATTTACGGCAAACCAGAAAGATATACAAGCGTGCAATGTATGTTGACCGCATAAGCCCGACCGAAGTGATATTTGGTTTGTCAGGTGGTGAGGACGGATTGGCACTAGCTTTGGAAGAGGGAAAAGATGCGTATGACGAAAAGCCGTATTTTGCGGCTTCACCAAAACGTAAAACAAAGAAACTTGGTAATGGGTGGTATTTAACCGTACCATTTAGGCACGCTACTCCGGAAGCGGTTGCAGAAAGTGGAATTTTTCAGTCTGTTTTACCTAAAGAAGTGTATGACATTGCCAAACAAAATGCCGGAGCACCTGTAACAACAGCCCAACTTCCCCCGCAGTTTGCTCAATTGGGGCAGAGGGCGGAACTTAAAACCGCTCAAGGGGTTATTCCTTCCTATACACATAAATCGCCCAAATACGAAGGCTTAGTGAGGTTAAATATATCTTCTACTAAATCTGAGGATAGAGGCGGTTACTTTACATTTAGGCGAGTGAGTGATACGAGTGACCCACTAAGTTGGATACATCCAGGATTTGAGGCTCATAAGTTTATGAACAAGGCTTTGGACGAAGCACAAATTGAAACAGTTGCTTCAATGGCAATTGATGAATTTTTAAGTCAGATTTGATATGATAATAATTGCAAGAATAAGGCAGATAATTGACGGGCTGTTAAATTATGTCCAGTCAGACTATGAGGCTTTACCGGAAGAACAAACGTTTCTATATCAGATGTTTTATGGCACTAAGGATAGAAACTTTGATTTTTACGAGGAAGCAAAAAAGTTGTTTCTGCGACGTAATACAAGTCCTCGCAAATTACGCACGGTGTTGGAATACCCGTTGGATAAAAGCCATCTTCCGTGTGTTGTAATTCGTGAGCCTGCAAGGAAACAGGTGCATGATGCTCCTATTGGTGGCTATGGGCTTCCAGTAGAAGATTTATTTGGCGACCCCGAACATCAACGAGAGGGTTTTCGCCAACCGTCTTTTTCAAGCGTTTCAATTATGTGCTTTAGCGATAATAGTTTGGAAAGCGTGTTAATTTGCGAAGTTCTGTATTCGTTATTGATTGGCGCACGTAATACGCTGGAAGAGGAATTTGTAAAGTTTGAGTTCAATACGAATGAGCTTATTATGGAAAATAAGCTGTTTCCCACCCCGATACTGATAAAAAGTATAGATTTGGAAATTGAAGAAATTGACCGCTATGCAAGTATTATCAGACCGGAGCTAATAAATAAATTCATTATTGACCCCGCTATTGTAATCGGCACAGACCCAAATTGGAATCCGCCTGAACCTACTAAGTATTTTGTCTTTGGTAGCCCTTATGTTTGGTTGGATGAAGATAGTGTTGGGACACAAAAGATATATTCCAATACTGATTGGGTATTAACTGTTGAGGGCGGTGAAGAGCCGTTTGCATTTGGTTCTAGTCATTGTTGGCTTAATGAGATAACTAATAAAGGGACACAGGAAATTAATGCTCGTCAAGATATTCATTGGACGCTTGAATAGGCAGTTTTAGATATAATGTGTACTTTTGTTTACGAATAAAATTGTTTAACCAAAAAAAAAGAGATGGCAAAAGCAGCATGGTTAACCGTCGCCCCGATGTCAGGGACAGGTAACGCAACAATCACCAACACGGGTACAGTTCACACAGGTCGTGAACAACGTACAACAACCGTGACAGGAACTGCAACAGGGGTTTCTCCTAATAAAACTTATACGGTTGTGCAGAAAGCGAAGCCGGAATTTGTAAGTTTTGATAACGGTGTAGAAATCACAGTTCCAAAAACAGGCGGGACACTTACTATCACAGGTAAGTCAAACTCCGCTAAATTGACCTTTGCACTTCTTGACCTTACTGATGAGGGTGATACCCCGAATGTGGTTGAAGGTGGTTTGAAATTGACATTGCCTGCGAAGTACGATGCAGGTGGTGCGCAGACTTCAAATGATACAGCAATTTCTGGTGACCCCGGAGCTACGGCTGAATTTACATTCAGTATTGAGTTTACAGGCATTGCAGCCAATACAACTATCAATGAGTTGACCGCTGCATTGAAAGTGACAGCTCAAGGGGGGCAAACAGCTCAAATTTCTATCAGACAGTCTGCAGGAGACCCGCAATTCTCATTCGGTCAGGCTACCATTACTCTGGAAGCAAGTGGCGCAGCCGTTACGAATACAGTTGTTTCTAACACTTCTTGGACATTATCATAATGGCAACCAAAAGAGTAAAGAAAGCAAGTGCAACACAACCGCCCGTCAGGGCGGTTGCTGTTGTTTCTTCAGGCGTTAATGACGGCTTTGACAGAACGATGACTGTTACCGGAAGAACGACTGAGGGGACACCTATACAAGTGTCCTCTTTTCGCATTACTCAATTAGGTTTAAGAGAGCCGTTTTTACCTGCCGACAGCGATGAACCGTTTGAAACAGCCGATGGTGAACAATTTGGAGTTTTAAAATTATAAAGTTAAAAGGTTATGGCATACAAGTCTAAATTTACAGGGGTAGAAGTTGATAACTTGCTCACTTATGTGCAGACGTTGCAACAGAATCCGGATGCCGTGTTGCAAAACATGACGGGTCAGGCAATTATTGACAAGATAAATACCGTTACAGGAAACATAGTATTCACTAAATTTGTGGACGCACAGGCGGGCGCAGGTAAATCAGTATAAAGTATGAACTATTCTTTTGCAACATCACAAGAGGCGGCTGATACGGTGAACATTACACCGGAAGAAATTGGTGTGCCTGCAAATAATTATGTGCGGAAGAAGGAGTTGATTGCGACTGGAAAGTTTGATGAGAGTGCTTTAGCGTCCTACACAGATAATGAATTTGTGTTATTAAAAGATTTGGCGCAAGGTTCATTCACTATCACTCTTGCTTTAAATTCTGACATCACAAGCCGAGGCACGGTGCAGATTAATGATGGAGCAGCCGGAGCAACCGCTCAAGCGACCGTAGATTTGGGCGACCAAGTGCTTGCAAAATGCAACCTGACAAGCCCAGATGATGCCTTTGATGGATGGTATGAGGGCGATACAAAAGTTAGTAGTGATAAGAATTACAGCTTCACAGCTACTAAGAATGTTTCTTTGGTGGCAAAAGCAATGTATATTGATGTCACCCCTACATCACTGGAATACACTGCCGCAGGCGGTGAGCAAACATTGACTGTAACAACCAACGTAAATAGTTGGACAGTAAGTTAAATTTAAAATAATATGGCGAAAGATAGTTGGTTAACCGTATCCCCGATGTCTGGCAAAGGCAATGCCACAATCAGTAATTCCGCTCCTGATTTTAAGGGGCGGATTCAGAGGTCTACTGTCGTGACAGGTGCAGCGACTGGGATATCTGGGAATAAGACTTATACTGTTATACAAAAAGGTATGGGGGAAACCATTGTGATTCCCACCCGTTCGTATTCGGTAAATAATGGGGAAACTACTTTAACGATATCGGGTTCAAGTAATTCACCTAAATTAACGTTTGCAACAGTCGGTACAAGCCAGATTCCATTAGATTTGCCTACTACCTACACAGCCGATGGGAAAACCCAAGCAAACGGAGCAGCTATTGCAGGAGACCCCGGAGCTTTTTATTTATATTCTTTTTCTGCAACTATAAGGGTTCCATCCAATAATGTGGGGCAACGAGTTTCCACAGTAAGAGTTTCCGGACAAGACCCAAATGTTTGGATTGATATTGTTATCACTCAAGCGACAGCAACATTTACTGTTGCGTATAGAGCCGGAAATTATATATCATCTGTTCAGCCTACTACTCAAACAGTGAATTATGGTGGAACAGCCGCTTCTGTTGCTACGGTACAGGCAGAAGATACTAATTACCGATACGAATTTGATGGTTGGTATGAGGGGTCTAATAAGGTCTCTAGTAGTCCTTCGTTAAGTGTGGCTAATATTACCTCGGCACGCACATTTGAAGCCCGTGCGAACCGTATAAGTAAGGCGGTAACTATTACCGTTGCGTTGGATGCAAGTAGTGCAGGTAGAGGAAGCGTTTCAGGCGGTGGCTTATACAATATCGGAGCAAGTTGTACAGTACAATGTGTAATGAACAATGCTAGTGACGTGTTTGATGGTTGGTATGAGGGGAATATGAAAGTAAGTTCTAGTCAGAATTACACATTTACCGTTTCAGCCGCTAGGTCGTTAAGGGCGAAAATTCTATATCTTGATGTGACACCTACTTCTTTGGACTTTGGAGCCGGAGGCGGAAGTGAAACATTAACAGTAAGTACCAACGTTGACAGTTGGACAGTGAGTTGACGAATGATTATTATGGGGAATAAAATTTGAGTATTTTTATTCCCTGAAATAATTTAGTTAGAAAAATTAATTTTGATAATATGGCAACGAGTGTTTATTTTAATGGAAAATTAAGAACTCTTCCTGGAGCTTATTCTACGATAACTTCTGGGGATAGCACTGCATCACGTTCGCTGGATTACGGTACAGTCCTTATCATTGATACGGGTGTTTATGGTGCTGGATTTGGTGGTGGTGCAGGCGTAAATGGTGAAGGAGCGCAAGGTCTTGACGCGATTTACGAGTTTGACGATTTAACCACTTTCCGCAACTTTGTGAAAGGTGGTATGTATTGGAAATGTGCGGAAGCTCTTTGGAAACCAGACCCGTCCAATGCTGATGCAGTGGGTATCAGCAAATTGTTGTTTGTGCGTGCTTGTACGACAAAGGCTGCAAAGATGACATTTACAGCGACAGGCGGTGGCTCTAATGGCGGAACGTTTGTAATCCGGACTATTGATGAGGGGCTGAACGCAAACGGTGTTACAGAGGAAATTGACGGTGTAACTTACTTGAAAAATGGATATGCGTTTACTACCGAAGCGGGCGTAGATAATCCGGAAGCGGTGGTTCTGAAGTTGTGGCAGGGCACATTCACAGGTTTATACAAAGACCCCGTCACAGGCGTTGAGCTTTCCTACAATGAGTTGACCGTTGAGCAATCAGACGCAAACCTGTTATGTGAAAGTCCTGAATGTACCACGATGGCAGAGCTTATTTATTGGGCACAAACCGACGAAAACTTTGGGGCACGTTTTGTTCTGGACGATGCGACGGCTGTTAAGGGTACAGGAGAAATGAATGCTTCTGACGTAACCGATGGTTATCAATTAGCCGCAGGCGGTACAGAAACTTATACTCCGAATACAGATTTGGAGAGTGTATTAAGTCAGATTGCCGATGTTGATTACAACATTGTAATGACTGACCAAATTGGCGCAAACGCTTTGAGTGCCGCTAATAAGGCAATAATCGCTCATCGTAATTTGGACGCTAAGTTTGACAAGTTTGTTTTCATTGGTGCATACGACAGCCGTGCCAATTACGAGGCTTCTCTGGCTTATGCAAAACAAGCAAACAACGCTTATGTCTGCATCGTTCACGGTGGTATTGGTACGGCTAGTGACATGGTGGCTTCCAAGATACGTTGGTGGGGTGTATTCTACAACTTGTGTCAGGTAGTGGGTCGCACGGCTGGAAAACCGCCTTATGTGCCTATTACTAACAAGACAATCGGTGGTGACAAGTTGCAGATGATACCTAACGAAAAGGAAATGGAAAAGGCTGTTAAAGCCGGACTTATTATAGTCTCAAACAATCCGTATTTGAAACGTTTTGTAATTTTGCAGGGTGTAACTACATTGCAAGACAATACGCTCCTATTCAACAAGAAGGGACAGAGCTTTAGCTTACAATTTATGCGGTGTTTGGCGCAACTCAATAAAGAGTGTGTAGTGAACGCAGAAATTGACTTACTTGCTGATGAAAATGGGGTCAACATTAATACCCTGTCTAAAGGTGCGTTGGAAACGTGGACAATCAATTTCTTACAGACACGAGTTGCAACAGAAAATCAAGATAATTTGATTTCCAAGTTCCAAAACGTAGTCGCATCCAGAGAAAATGATTATTACCGTGTAACCTACGAAGTAATGATTAATAACGAAGTAACTAAGATATTCTTTACAGGATTCTTGTTACGTAACTAAGGAGAAGTAAATTATGTCTAGAGGAAACGTATATACAGCACCGAAAGCGTACATTAAAATCGATAATGAAGTGGCAGGTTACGTTCGTAACTTGAATTTTTCGGAAAATGTACAGCGTGTGAATGTTCAGGGGCTAGGGTCTTTGACATTGCAAGAAGCTCCGGCAGTGGTTTACACGTGTCAATGGAGCGTTTCACAGTACTTTATTTCGTTTAATACTCCAATCATGCAGAAGATGCTGAAAAAATTTGGCAGTATTGCAGAAATAAAGAATAGCTTGGTACTTGGTGACATTGCGTTTGATATCACGATGTATGCTAAGACAGTGGCAAGTGAAGATGCGAATAGCAAGTTAGTTACTGAAGTAGACAATACCGGAAATACGATTGCCCGTTTACAGGGATGTCTTGTAAACAGTCAGTCATTCCAACTTCAAGAGGGTGGAATTGCCGGAACGGATATTAACGGTATTTATCTTGAACCAATTAGCACAGCGGGATAATCCCCGCTGTCTTTAAATAAAAGACGATTATGGATGAAGTAAAAATTTCAATTAAAGGGCATGAGTACACAGTTGCTTTCCCTAATGTGGGTCAGTATTACAGAATTGAAGCGATGAAACAAAGTTTGTCACGTGGCTTTTACAATTCTATGGTAATGAGTCCCGCAAACAGTGCTCAACACGCACTTGACATGATAGACATTGAGGCTACTTTGGTGGTGTTGTGTCCGCAGTTGGTTGAGGATTTAAAGGTGAAAAATTTTGACGATTTGGACGTTCGGGATTACAAGTTAATTCGGGATGAGTACAACGGAAAAGTTTTACCGTTCTTTAAAGAAATCAATGACCTGTTAAGTGGGAAGTCAGAAATAAATAAGCAGCAATGAGGTCATGAACCGAGAGGAGTTGATACGTAGTGTCAACACTTGGAATATAAAATTCCCGATGGACAGGTGGTGGAGAAGTAAACATAATGTTGCATTCATGTCCCCTGTTCATCGGGAATGTTCTTTTATACATCAGCTTATGGAGTTTGAAGAGGACAAACTTTATATGCAGGCGATGTCACCTAAAGAAGAAGACAAATATATTCCAGGAATTGGCGATTTGTTTAAAACGCCATTGACACAGGAAGCATTTTTGGACGAAGCCCAAAGAGAAATTGATGAAATGTTAAAACTAGAGGAACAAAATGGCGGAGGATAAAAGAATACGGGTGTCGGCAGATACTACCCCGTTGCAAGAAGTGAGGCAGGCAGCCCGAGAACTTTGGGAAGACCTTGCACAAATGGAAACTAACTTTAAGCAAATCAATGATGGAGTATTACAATCCATACAGAAACAGATTGATTTGCTTAAAGAGCGTAATAGCCTCTATACGGCTTTTAATCCACAAGCGCAACCAAATGGACGAGATGGATATAATCCACGCAATACGGGGCTAATAGACCCCTACACGGGGCGACCATTATCAGACCGTACACAGGGACAAACTGTAAGAGGTGGTGACTTTGAAAAACAAGTTAATATTTTAGAAAGAATATACGGGGCGGTATCCAGAATTGCAGAAACTTTGGAACAAGACCAACGAAATCAACAAAATGGTTTGGTTCCCGGAGAAGACTCACAACCTGCACCACTTCCAGCTCCTTCTTCAGATAATCCATTGAAACCTCGCCAATCGGATGCAGGCGGTTCATCTGGAATGGGTGGTTTTAAAATTCCAACCAGTCTACAAGGGATTTTAAATGCTTTACCTTATGGGGCGGCTTTGTATGGCATGGGGCAGCTAGTAGGGCAGCAAGTTCAATTTTCAGCAATGCAATATGGTGCTGAAAATAAATTTCAAAGGGAAAACAACGTAGGGAAAAATCCTTTGTTAAATATGTTTACTTTTGGAATTTCTGGGGCTTTATCTGATATAAAAGAGGTTGGGCGTATAACAGCATCTCAAAATGATAAAGTTTTAAAAGATTATTCCGCTTTACGTGGGGTTTCCTACAAAAGTGCTTTACGTGACCAATTAGCTGGAGGCTTTGATGAAAATGCAGACCTTTTATTAGATGACTTTCCTATTTGGGCGTCAGAAAACCCAAATAAGGTTGATTCTAGAGCAAGAAAAGATTTAAATTCTTTTGATGATTTTAAAAAGAGTAGGGCTAGTCGTAGAGCAGAAGCAGGTATTACAGATGATGAATTTCAAAATTGGGCTTCCAATACCGTAGGGTTAAACTTAACTGAATTTATGCAGCGTATTACTTCTATGTCTAGGGCGGGTGCAAAGGGAAGCAATACAACTGATGATGATTTGAAGCAACTACTTTTAGCACAGAGAATCAGGGGGGTTACCGATGAACAGACAGATGAAGTATTACGAACTACTCGTTTTAGACGCAATGAGCAAGGATTAACAGGCGCAGGAGTGATTAGTGCTTTTGATGCTAATTTGTCTGAAAGGTTTGCGGGACGTTCGGATGCTAATCAATTAATCGCATCTACGCTTGGTGAATATTTGGCACAATTTAATAAAATTTCTGACCGCATACTTGACCGTGTGGGTTCAGTAAATACTACTAATATTGTACGTTCCATGACGAGCATACAGAACGCTACTAAAATGGAAGGAAAGCAATTGGATAGAGTGCAAAATGCGTTAATGGGAAATAACATATCGCAGGATGACACCACACAGGCACTTCTTTTGCGTGTTGCCCGTCAATTGAATCCTGAAGGTAACTTGTCAGATTTGCAGGCAGATATTGAGGATATGGCAAATAATCCTGAGCTGCAAAAAGCCTTTTTCGGGGAAATTAGAAAGATATCAGGGGGTGGAGAACAAATGCGCCACATGTTAAAAGCAATTTTTCCGCAGTTGTCAATGTCGGATATTAAGAAAGCTGATTTAGGGCAAATTACTGAAGAAGAACTTTTTGATAAGGGGCGGACTTCTGGTGCTCGTTATAATCCTGAAAAGGCGGCTAGTATGGTCGGGGCGGCAGAACGTTCTACTGCCGGAACTACTAATAGAAAGATGGTAGAGGGGTATGAGCAAATTATGGGGGCTTCGGATTTAAAAGCGGTTTTGGAAAGCATCGAAAAACCGATACCTGTTTTTATATCCTCTGAAAGTTCTAAATCTATTATGGAATCCATACGCAGCTTTACTGAAATATTAAGTGATACTCCGAAAGCGTTGAGCCGAGTATTGAAAAACTTAACAATAGAAGAATAATATGGCAGACGATAATAAAAACAAAATGCCCGTTACGAAGTATGAGTTTACAAGTATTAACGGGCAAACAGTTAAAGAAGCCCCTATTAATGAATTTTGGGAAGACCTTGTGCGTTTGGAGTTGTTGGACAAGGATTTTGAGGGTCCGGATTGGTTGGCTTTAGAAGTAGACGGGTTGACAAATGCCGCCCGAATTTGGGAAACTTATACGCCTGAAGAAAAGAAGAAAGAGGAGGGTGGCGAAACCAACCCTCCGTTCATTAAATACGGCACAATTGTCTATTTATGGAACAAAGATATTGTCGCTGAAATGCAAAAAATTATAGGCTCAGAAATATTTATGGAACAAAAGGATTTTAATGCCTTTTATACTGAAAATATGGAGCTTATTGTTTCTGACCCAGATTACACACCCTTTACCGACTTAACAGATACTAATAGTAGTAAAGCACAAAATAAGCGTGAGCGCAATAATATCGGACATCTTTTTAAGTTTAAATCCTTGGAAATAAAAGTCTGGATTTATGTGCGAGCGTTAAATAAGATTATGGATGTTAGTGCATGGGTTCAAAGTTGTACCACTAACAAAGATAAGGGGGTGGGCACTTTTTCATTGGATTTGTTGCCGACTGCCGATTTGACCCCGTTGTCTTATGGCGATGAAATTATAGAACAGTTTAATGTCATTAATTCCCAATATTCATTGACAAGAGATTGGTTTACTACCTACGTTCAGAATAACGACCTTGTGTTTATAAGGTTTGAAAGGTTACGAATGGAAGAAGATGTGGATAAGAGTTTAGGCGGGGAACGAAATGCAGAAGTGCAACCATCAAGCCTGAATAGCGATGTTATTTGGGATATGATGGCGTTGGTGGATACTGTTAGCTTGACAGTTAGTTCACTTTCTAACGATTACACTGTGAATATACAGGGACGTGATTATACTAAGCTATTGGTAGAGGATGGTAGTTATTTCATTCCATTAAAATTTGTTGAGGGTAGTCCGGACAAGTGGTTTTATGGTGGTGACCCTGAGAGTGAGTGGTTTAAACGCAATATGATTACAGGCGCATACGATTATTACTTTGCGTATTCTTTTCAGAAAATAAAACAGGTGCTTTGGTTTGTTATTAATCAGTTGTCCAATATTGGGATAGTGGATAATTCTTTATTTGCCTCATGCGCAAAGGTAACGAAAAAATACGCTGTTGAAACAGGCGATGATAAATACAAGGGAATGGAAGCTGATGTGAATGGTATATGGCAGATGATAGAGTTATTCGTTGATGACAATTTGAATGACAGGCGTATTGTTGACCGTTCCTTAGTGAACCCAGAGGGAACACTGTTGGACTTTTTTAATAAGGTTTGCCAAGACCCCTTTGTAGAATTTTGGGGAGATACGTGGGGCAATGGATACCAATTTTTGGTTAGACAGCCACCATTTACCGCTCAAGCAATAGAAAGCATTATCAGTCAGGATAAGTATTATATTACAATAAATTCTGAAGATATATTTGCATTGTCGTTGTCTTACGATGATAGAGCTTATGCGTGGTATAGATTAATGCCACAAAATAGCATGATGGGAAATAGCCAGTTTTCTTCGCTCGCTTTAGTTCCTATAATTTTCTTTGAACAATTTTGCAAAATGTACGGAAATAAACGTTGTATTATTAATGATATTTATTTGTCGGAGAGTTATTTGTATGGCAAAGAAAAGGACAGGGCGAAAGGTTTGACAACTTTATCACAAGCATTGCTGAATGATTTGTTGTATGTTGTGGAAACTTCCGTTTATTTACCGTTTACTCGGAAAGGAACTATTACTATAAATGGCGACCGAAGAATTAAAGTGGGTACATTCGTTCGTTTGGCTCCGACTAACGAACTGTTTTATGTTACCGGAGTAAACAATACTGCCACATTTACAGGCGATGCCGTAGACCGTATTACGACGTTAACCGTGGAAAGAGGTATGGTGATGGATTACATTGCTCGCAGTAAGGATTACTCCTATTTTAAAATTGCAAATTTGGACGGAATGCGAAAGGAAATTACTGAACGCAATGAAGCTAATAACAAGCAACAGGGCGGTTCTAGTGCCACCCCGTCAAAATTTGGTATAAACGAAGACCAATTTAATTTCTTTATGAACCGACAAATGTATAAATAGGATGGTAAAGATAATTCGTAAATCTAAGCAAGGGGTCGCTCCAGTGGGTAGAAATAGAACTACCCAACAGACGACTGGATTTGGGTATGTTATTATCCCCGAAGGAGTGGATAGGAATAAATATGTGGACGGCTGTTTTAGACGAAACCGATTGTCTATTATAGATGATGCAGATGGTAACATCATTCATGATTGTTACGTATCTAAAGAAGTATTGGCAAATGTGGAGTTTCCATTGGAAGTTGGGGAAAAGGGGGTTCCTGTTGTATGGGTGGCGCAGCCTTTTCAAAATATACCGATGATTGTGGGCACATTATCATCTTACGATAGTGTAACAATTCGCAGCGATGCAGAAATTAACTATTCAAAAACTTGGGAAAAGGGCGAAGTTACAATTAAAGGGAACGCCCGTGATGGTTCATTAACACTGTTGGTTCGGGGTCAAGAATTTAGTCGTATTAAAATAGCTGCATTTGGTAGCGAAGACAGCGTGTGTGAAGTGTTTAGTAATGGCAGCATAGATGTCACAGCCAATAAGGATGTCACAATTAAGGCGTTTCAAAATTTAGTTGGGAACGTAACAGACAGCGAGACAGGCAATTCTTCGGGTTTTAGCGTCAATAAGGAAAGTTTTACCACCGAGGCGAACTATGGTGAGGGCGATGACAAAAACTTCGCTAAAACGCAAATAACCGAGGAAGGACGAGTGACTGAAATAAAAGCAGGCGAAAGCACCTATAAGCAGATAGTTAATGAAAGTATGGATGAAACCACTTTTCAGGACTGCACAGTTAAGGCTGAAAAGGGCAAATTAACTATTTCCCAAGGAAAAGCAGTTATTGAAATAAGCGGGGGCAAATTGGCTATTACGAATGATGGTACAGGTTTAAATGAACTGTTAACGAAAATTGTTGATGCTATTGCGACACTAACTGTTTCAACCGCAGTCGGTCCGAGTGGAACCCCGTTACCACCTACTATTCAAAAGACAACTGAATTAACTAATTTATTAAAACAATTTTTTAACAAATAACTATGGCACTCAATAAAGCAGGTTTGGCGTCTGATATCTTAAATTTGATGACGCAAATGCGTAAAGAAACAGAAATAGATGATAGCAAATTTGCAAATGCTTTGGCAGAGGCTATTGACAAGTTTGTTAAGACAGGTGAAGTTCCCGCAGGTATAGCCGTATCAACTACGGGTAGCGCAACGGCTCAAACAGGGGCTACGACAGCTCCGGGCACAATAATCTAATTAATTGCTATATTTGTAGAAAATTTTAGGTTATGGCAAATAGTTTTATAATGGATAAGTTGCAGAGTATGACTAGCATGGCACGCTCGATAGGGATAGAGGCGGTAAGTCGTTTGTATCCTAATGATTTTGAAGTGTACATGGTGGCTCTGGAGCTTACTGATAGCCAAGACAATATGATTGATTACTTGGTGTTTCCTGTATTGCCTGACGCAATAACCAAAACAGAGCCGACCCGTACCAATATCAAGAAGTCTTTGGCAGGGGTAACAGTTTTGACAAATCCTAGTTTTACCCCCCAAGAGATAAATATTAAAGGTTCTTTCGGTAGAAATTTTAAAATCTTAAGAGGTAAACAATCGGGCTCTTCTTTGTCTGTAAATGCGGGCAAATATAGTTTGTACAGTGTGATGTCAAAGACAATGGCTTTAAACTTGAATTTTGGTGAATTTGATTTGGGTATAAAGACAGGGTATGGAATACTTAAAATACTGAAAGCTATGTGTGATAAAAGCGTAGGGTTAGACGATAATGGAAAACCGTTGCGTCTCTACTTTTATAATATGGCTTTAGGTGAGAGTTATCTGGTAGCTATCCCTCCGAGTGGTGTGCAGTATAGTCAAGATGTTTCTAAAAATATGATTTGGAACTATAACTTGACGATGATGGCTTTGGCTCCTTTGGAAGCCGTACAGAGCCGAGCAAACCGTTCTTCGGAATTGGTGGATAATTTATTGCCGTCATTGGTTCAAATGGGTGTCAGTGAATTGGCGAGTGGCGTAGAAAAAGCAACTAGAGGGATAAGGAGTGCGGTGTTATGGTAGAAGCGATACAGAAATTTAAACAGTTAACGGGATATAATATACAGGCTTTCTTTGAAGACTTTGTATTGTTTTGTAATTCGTATTATCCGTTAATTGTAGGTTATTACACGGGCGCAACAAATGTATCGGTTGATGATAGTTTTGGGCGTTTAGAAACCCTTATGAAGCAAGCGCAGGAAATAGAACCTTTGTTTACTTTAAAGGCAAACAGTTTGACAGGGATTGGAGCTTGGGAGTTTTTAGATACGTTTACTGATTGTCAAACAAAACTTTGGACTATTAATAATTCTTCACGTTGGTTACGTTCGGCAATTATTGGCAAGTTTTCTAATAATATTGCTTTGAATAGAGTATTAAAAAGCCGTGAGAATTTTGAAATTGTAGCTACTGAATTGGGCAGTAATGACCCTCAAAATGCGTGGTTTGATATTGCTAAAAACAATTTTGTTGAGGAAGAGGACTACGACGCTAATAATGAGGGTGGTATGTTCAAAATTAATATAAAACAGTCTGGTAATTACGATATTCCAAATATTGTTGATAATTTAAGTTCCGAAAAGATTTTGGGGCGGGATATGGATGTTGACTTTAGGTTTGAGAATAATGATATTGCTACCGTTGATTATGAATTGGCAGTTCGGCAGGCATTTAACACGATATTACATTGCGTCAAGGGAGCGATACCTGAATTTAATGATTATGGAATACCAAACGATATTCCGGGGTCAAGCGTTAATGCAGTTCAATATCCGGTTTTGTTTAAACATATCATGAATATGTTCCAGCGGGATGCTCGTTGGGTACAGGTCAATCTTATTGATGTGTATCGTAAAGAAGATAACATTTTTATGAAAATAAATGCGAAAACGGTTACAAATAACTTTTTAGAAACAAATATTCAGATATGATAACAAAGGTAAACAATACAATTTCCTTCCTTAAGAATTTATGGGTGGAAACATTTTTGAATAAAACGGATAAAGTAACCGATATTACAGATAATTCCGTTTTGAATGGGGTTGCTTATGGTACGGCAAAAGTAGCGCAAAAGGCGTTGAAAGATATTGCTATCGTAGAAGCGCAAATTTTTCCAGAAGAAGCAACAGGGGATTATTTGGACAGGGCGGCTCAATTGTTTGGTGTTACACCCCGTAAAGGTGCACTCGGTTCATCTACTTATATTCGGGTCTATGCAGCTCCTGGAACAGTTTATACCGCAGGCGTGAATACATTTGTGAGCAATGATGGTGTTCGGTTTGCCATAGAAGAGAGCCTGACTGTTGGTGAAACGGGTTATGGATATGTAAAAGTGCGTAGTGAGAGCACAGGTTCTTTTACCAATGTTTCGGCAAACTCTATTGTAACCTTATCGCCTATTCCACAAGGGCATTATGAATGTACGAATGAATATTATGCTTTAGGCGGGCGCGACCAAGAGAGCGACGAAATGTTTCGTAGGCGCATTTTAAATCATCAAAATGTGTACGCCACCGCCACGATGGAGAAATTTACACAAATATTCCAAAATATTGACAGCCGTGTCTTAAAAATTATGTATATCGGTATAATGGAAGACGGCTTTATGCACATTCAAATTGCTACACAGAACGGTCAGGATTTGACCGAAGCTGAATTGAATACATTGCTTGAGGGTGCAGTTCCTTATTTTGGTATCGGGGACTTCATTGTTAATGGAAGCCTTATGGGAATTAAGTTGGAGAATGCAACTTGGTACGAAGTAGGTGGGGAAGACGGTATTGATTTCCGTTGTGAAATTGAGGCAGAGTATGCTAATGACATATCTACCGTGCGCAAGAATATTCAGGTAGGTCTTACTAAGTATTTAGATTTTCGTTATTGGGAAGCCGGAAACAAGGTTGAATGGGATAACTTGCTGGATATTGTAAAACAAGCCGAAGGAGTACGCTACGTGGCTTCTGAATGGTTTAAACCAAATGTGGATGAGCCTGTTGCTGATTATATGTTGCCACGTGTGAAGAAATTTATCATGCGTGATTTGGAAGGTAACGTGATGACAGACGAATTAGGTGAGACACAGTTGTATGACAATTTAGCCCCTGTATTTTACCCCGCTGGACAAAGCTAGTTATTGAATAAAAATTAAACTGTAAATTTACGTGCAAATTAGCAATAAGGGATAATGGAAACAGAAGTTAGAAATTTCAATTTACAGTGGGCATCTGGAGTGGCGACGGCTTTATGGGGCTCGTTCGCTCCTATTCAAGATATGCTGATAGGGGTGTTTATATTTATAGGCGTGGACTTCATTGTGGGGTGCATTGCAAGTTATAAACGAGCGAAGCGTAGAAAGGTGCGATGGTACTTTGAAAGTGCAAAAGCGTGGAATACGATTTATAAATTAGCTTTTTCATTGATAGCCGTTTCGTTGTCCTATTATTTAGATGAAAAGATTTTTGATTTCGTAGATTTAAAGTTGCCGAACATGGTTGCCGGATTTGTTTGTGGTACGGAGTTTTGGAGCTTTTTAGAAAATGCAGGCGACATTAGCGAGCACCCTGTATTTAAAGCTATACGAAAAATAACTAAGCGAAAAATAAATAGGGTGATAGATAACGATGATGAATTTCCTCCAACGAATTGCCCGCCTGAAGAAATTAACCAATAAAGAAAGGAGTATTTATGGAAATCGTTTTAAACAGCATTAAGTTCACCGCTACCGCTACGATGGGTGAATTGTTTGCAAATGGGCTAAAGATTGCTGATACTTTGGAAGATACTTACAGGGTGCTACCACCCGTTTGTCCAAATACTCCTAAGGGAGTGGGCTGTAAGTGCAAAGAAAAGGTATATGGGAAAACTTGCATCCCTGCTGGAAGATACAAGGTGGTTTGGCACTATTCACCGAAATTTAAGAATTATTACCCGATGTTGGAAAACGTGCCGCACTTTATCGGCATTCTTATTCACGCAGGTGGTAATGTAGACCACACAGATGGATGTATTTTGACAGGTGAAGAAATTCCTGGACAGGAAAAACTGAAAAATCAGTTTGAAGTCACTAACAAGGTAAAGAGTATGATAAAAAAGGCTCTTGATGCGAAAGAAGAGGTTTGGATAACGGTAAACCGAAAGTAATATGTGGAAATTTTTATTAAAGAATTGGCAATATGTATTGATAGGGGCGTTGGTGCTTGCACTTTACATTGCTTCTAAAAATGCGATTGCCAATAAGCAAAGGTATAAGAGGGAGAAGAGTAACGTTGAAACCCTCATGTCAGACATCGAGCACGCCCGCACAAAAGCGGGCGAAGATGTTGCTACTATTGGTGAGTTGCAATTAACCGTTGAGGAGTTTAAGAAGTTACGTGCGGAAGATGCAAAGCTAATTAAAGAGCTGAAAATAAAAGCTAGTGAAGTGCGTGAGGTGGTTAAGACGGTTGTAAAAACTCACATAGAATATAAAGATACTTTAGTGCAGGTTGCTCCTAAAAAGTTTGAATGGAAGAAAGACACAGATTGGTGGAGCGTTGACCAAAAGATAGATTTTGCACCTACTCCGCCAGAGGTAGACTTTAATATGGTGAACCGTGATAGTTTGACACACGTATTGTATAAGGTTCCGAAATTTAAGTTTCTTTGGTGGCATATTGGCACAAAGGGATATAAGATAAAGGTGATTAACCATAATCCAAGTTCTGTTATATCTTATAGCGAATGGATAAACGTGAGCAAGGAAAGCAAGAAGCGAAAAAGAGAATAACATGGCTAAGTTAATATATAAAGAATTTGCAGGTGTTGGCAAGGGATTTGAAGTAGCCACTTCAATTCCGCCCGCTGGATTGGTATCGGTTTTACGAGCCGCCCGTCAAGGTGAGCGCAATAAGTTTCGTTATTCTTTGGATAACGGACAAACTTTTACTGATTGGCTGGAGCTTGATGATGCTAATGGAGCGTTATTAGGCAAGCTGACTGATAGGGTGGATTTGGTGATGCACGTAGTAACCGAACCGTTTTATGTCAAGAAGAGATTGGCAAGAATGGCGAATACTGTTGCTAGTCCATTTGATTTGCCTGCAAGTTCCATTTTTTACGATAGGTCTATTTTTAAGACATTTTTTGAAAGCAACGATACACGTGTCCTCGGTTGGGCGTTAAACGTATTAGAGAAATTATTTGAGCCAAATGTAATTCCTCTATATATAAGCCGAAACAACCAAGACGACTACAACGCATTTTTCCTGACTATAACGCATTTCTTTGCGTTTATTGTTATTTATGGTAGGCAATTTCGTGAAATAGAAAATAGCGATATATTGCTGAAAAAGTTTGTAGAGGGGTGGGGCATTGTGTACGAAAACATAGACACCCCCGAGCAGCGGGCGTTCTTATTCCAGAATTGGATTAACCAATTTTATGAAAGGGGCACTCGGGATATAGCTGCCAAAGAGGAGTTGAACCCAGACGGGAGCATAAAAAGGCTAAATGGAGAACTTAGACGTTTGGTAGGATACCAGAAACCGAATGAGTTTATTTTTGCCGTGCTCACCCCGCAAGACATTGGATGGTGTTTGGGTTACTCCTCTCCTACGTGGTATGGAACAGAAACTGTGAACGCAGTGTCAAAAGGGTACGATTTTGGCATGGTGTACAGTGAGCCGGAGAAAGGTGTTGGGGAACTAGCTAATTATCCTACAATCGGCACATTAGAGCGTAAACAGTTGGACGATATAAATGTATTCCAGCTAACAGGTTCTGGAAGGGTTGGTTTAAGTACTGAAGCTGACCCGACAAAGGCATTAGAAGTTTATCCAGGATTAGATTATGAGATTTCAATTTGGGTAAAGGCTCTTAATGCAGGTGCACAAAATTTGGAGTTTGGTGTACATTGTTACGATGGGAATATGCAGTTGATAAATCAGGCTCGTATTACTGATTTGCAAGAAACTAATAGTTTTTACACGGGCGATAGGTATCAATCTCCTTGTAAGGTAGCGGGGCAGTATTATCGCTTAACAGGTATTATCTATAATATATTAGCTCAACGGTCAGAAGATTTTTATTTGAATTTTGAAAATGGGAGACCATTACGTTTCATGGGGGATGTGAAATATATGGCTCCCTATTTAGTGCAGAACAGGGATGGGAATACCGCTGATGTGGTAATTGCAGGGGTAACGCTGAAGCCGTTGTATTTGCACGTGGATTACGAGTTAATAGAAAATCGCCAAGAAACTCAAGAACTTCCATACCCAGCAATGGAATATTCCTTCACAAAGGACGGAAAGTTTACCGTATTACGGTCATCGCCTACTTCACAAGGTTATCTTGGACAGCCGAATGTGATTGCAATGTATGCGCAAATTAAGTCAGCCCGTACGAAACAGGATATTGAAGAATTTACAAATAGATATCTAGTAAGTTATAAGAATGTTGTTTCTTATACGTGGTTGGATTGGGTGGTTCGCACGTCTTGGTTCTTGACTTTTTATGTGAAGAAAGAATTAGATGGTTCACCGATTGCAGGTGCAACAGTTACTCTTGATAATGGGTTTACGTCCACTACTGATGCTGACGGTTATGTGCGGTTTGAGTTACAAGATGGCAGCGTAGTGAATTGGACAGTTACAGCACGAGGCGCAACTGCAACGGGTACAGCTACAATGAATAAAGACCAAGTAGTTAATGTATCGTTGAATGTACCGCTTGAAGTAGATGTAACGATAGTTGAGGCAGGTTGGGGAACTGTAAATGTGGAAGGAAGTAAATTGCCAAATACTAAGATAACATTGACAGCAACACCGACAGCGGGTTATGTCTTTATTAAATATGTGATAAATCCGGGAGCTACGGAATTGACAACTCCTATTGCTGATTATTGGCTGACAACGTTTGATATTAACGTTCAGGCGATATTTGAGCGTAGCGGAGAATTATCGTTTGCTCCGGCAGAGGTAACAATTCCGGCAGAGGGTGGCACGGCTACCGTGACGGCAACTTCTACTAAGCATTGGCAGTTTGACGCATTACCTGAAGATTGGGCAACTGTTACGCCAAACGAAGGAAACGAAGGAGATACAACAATTACAATAAAAATAGAATAATTATGAGTACAATAAACATCCACAGGGGTACATTCCTAGAAAAGGAAGAATTAAGAAGAATGATAGGGTTTTTAAACGATAACCCTATCAATTCTGCGATGATTGCAGCTTCTATATCTTTTGGGCTTGTAACTCCCGGAGCTGTTCCAGCGAATCCCTTTGCTGTTACAGTTTCCAATACATTGGGAACAATTAACATGACGGGCGGTTATGTTATTGATAGCACGTTAAAGGCGTACAAAGTTACCAATCAAACAGATTTAGCCGTGCCGTCAGACGGCTTGTGGTATTGGTTAAAAGTTGGGGCGCAGTCTGTAAATTACGAAGAGGGTTATGTACAGGTAGACGCTTCTGGAAACGTGTCAGGTACGGTCAATTTTGATGGTATTGTACGGGGGCAGAGTTCCGGTGTACCCACATGTATAAAGTTCGTAAAAGATGATGGTACGACACCTCTAAACAATCAAGTGTATCAGGTTGTGAATATTGTGAATAGTAATAATATCGTTCTTTCCAGTGGCTATCCATTCCAGCCGGAAACTCAACTTCGGGTAGTGGTACTCGGAAGCATCCCTATGGGAAATCGTTTTACAGATGAGCAACTTCAGGGACTTTATACATTCTCTTCTTTTAAACTTACATTTGTAGTGGAAAGGACTACTAATACCGCTCCGGGAAAACGTAGTAACGAGTATTGGCTCGCACGTGTACGCAATCAAAATGGGATTGTGACAGTGGAAGATAAGAGAACCCAATTTTGGCAACTAGCCGCAGGCGGTGGGGATGTTCCTGGGTCAGAATATGATACATTTATGGTTAAAAATACGCAATAATTATGAATCTATTTTATACGACCACAGCAGGTTACAATGAGGCACAGCCCAACCCGTCTATTTCTTTAGGCGGGTATAAGTCTTCAACTTTGGTGGGCAACGATGATTTTGATAACATGTTCGATGAAATTTCTATCATGTCTATTCGTAGTGGGCGTGATGAATATCGGGCTATTATCATTCGTAATGATTTTGCAGTTAGCATGACAAATTTAGAAGTTAAAGTTGTCGCAGACCCTGACGCAATTTGTACGTATAAATTAGCGGTTGCTCCGTTAAATGGGGTTGATAAATATCGTAGACGCTTTATGGAAAATGTAGCTACGGTAAATAATAAACCTTTTCACGCCACATTCATGGATATGACACCTGATGCAGTGCTTACGATTGGCAACCTTGCACCCGAGGAAGAAATTGGGTTGTGGATATGTCGCCATATAGATAAAGATGCCGCTAAGGAGCAATACGAAAATGTGTGTGAACCTGATTTGGCGGTTGACCCTACGGGTAGAGTATATAAAGAGGTGAAACACCCTACCGTAGAAAGCATTAATCTTGATTTTACGTGGCAGTAAATCAAGAGAATAAATTAAAAATTGATTATGTTATACAGCTATGATGATACATTAAAGATAATATTGCGGATTTACGAATATCTGCAACTAAGAGTAAAAGCCCAACCGAGAACCCTGAAGATGTACTCACAACGTCACAGGAATGCGGTTGTGGCTTTTATGGAAAAATTACCACCGAGCGCAGGAGCTGACTTTATATGGGAGTTTTTTGTGTTTCAATTTTATATTTACCAAGACCAAGACCAAATATTAAGACCGATGCCCGTGTGGTTCATGGGTGATGAAGCGTGGCGACGGTGGCGTGAGTATGATGAGGGTGCACGGTGGCACGCTAAACAGTGGGCGTCAGAAAAACATTTGGAAAATCCTGTCAAATCAAAATCTTACAAGTCTGTAAGCGAAGATACGTTGCGTAAAGAAAGATACCGCATGTCACGAATATCGGGCGCAAATTATTGCGGTGCAAAATATGGTGATTCACCTTATGATTCTACGGATGTTATGTGTACAACATGTCCGTTTGAAAAAGACTGCATTGTGCTATACGGTGATAAGAATAAGGATGGGAAAAACTTGTTTCAAGCATTGCAGGATATACCCGTGACTGAGAATGAGGGAAAACACTTGCGAGGCGTAAAAGTAAAAAGCAGGATTATTGTAGCTAAAGAAAGAAATTATGGAGAAACCGATAATGAAGTGTAAAAAGTGTGGAGAAGTTAAAGTTATTGTGAACAAAACAAAGTGTCTTTGTGATGATTGCAATTTTAAGCGTCTACACGATGGTTTAAGCCGCTTTCAGTACAAGGTATTAAACTTTAAGTTTTTACCCCGTACAGAGATAAAAAGACGGAGAGTTACAAGGAAACCACGCAAATCAACAGGCGAGAGGGAATTGTTTGCTGAAATTTGGAATGAACGACCTCACGTGTGCACACATTGCGGGGGTAAATTACCCGAACCAATGCGTTCCTATTATTTTAGTCATATAAAGTCTAAAGGGGCTTTTCCAGAGCTCCGGCTAGAAAAGAGTAACATAGAATTAACGTGTCTAAAATGTCACCAAGATTGGGAGTTTGGTAACAGGCAAATAAATAAGTAATTTTGTACGCAAATGGAAGAAAGAACAGTGGCTCTACTGATACGGCTTTGTGCTTTGTATAAAGAAACACGGCTATTAAAGCAGCTAGAAAAGTGGTATGAGGACGAAGTAAATACTGAAGAGTTGTGGGAAAAGGTTGACAAGTTTATATCAAACTTGGAAGAAAAATACCAAACAAGGATATTTGAATTTCGTGACCGTACCAAACAAATTCTTTTAAGAGGGTTGATACTCCAATGGAAACCTGATTTTACATTAGAGGGGGAACCAATGATTGTTATTAATGACTTCCGTTTAGGGTTACAGGGCAAAGACAACCCCGTTGTTAATTTGGAGTTGGTGTATGATGACTTGGAAACCCGTGATGAAGATTTAGAAAAATTGACATTATTAAAGAAATAAAAATAGATTATGAAAAGTACTATTCGCTACGTGATAGTAGCTGACACTGAAACGGGTGGTTTACCCTCTAAAGGTGGTAAAGGAAAGCCCGCTAAAAAGGCGTTTGTTGATGTTGCGCTTTGTGAAATTGCGCTTGTGGTGGTAGACCTTTGGGAAATGAAAATTGTTGAAGAATACGACGCAATTATCGCCCCCTATACAGAGGGACTAGAATATAACCCCAACGCTGAAGCCGTGCATGGATTGTCTGTTGCACATTTAACGCAGAACGGGCAGGATATCAAGGATGTGTATTTGGCTACAAAAACATATCTAAAGAAATATGCGAATTCTAAGATTGGGGCAGTGTTGGCAGGGCATAACTTTCAGTTATTTGATATACCATTCTTTGAAGAAATGTTTGCCTTTTGTAAGGACAATCTGTGGGACTATGTGAAATTTGTGGAAGACACAATGAAGATGGCATGGTACAGGGCAGAAGAGCAAGAGAATTATAAATTGGGCACATGTTGTCGCCAAGAGGGGGTGGAGCTTGTAGACGCTCACCGTGCTTTGCATGATACTCGTGCAAATGCGTTGCTCTTTTTAAAGTATATTGCGGCTTTACGTGGCACAGGAGCAGCAGCCCAAACAGCTCCTACTCAAAGAAAATCACGATTTAGGGAGACTTTTCAATTAGTATAAAATGATACGATTTAACGAAGACAGTAAACTGACATTCAAGCAGTTGGACACGGTTTTCGCCACCGCTGTGAGTATTGTTGATAATTTGCCACCCGTGGCAATTAATCAACTTCTCACGGCTTATGGCGGGGACATGGACAATTTGCTGAACGAAATATTTACGCAGACAAATAATGTGCTTTCGTTAAATTCCACACTTGATACGGAACGGCTGAATTATGTAGACCAACTTGAGGAAAGCATGGATGAGACCTTAAAGGTTCAGTCTTATAATTACTTCAAGACGACGATGCTACCTAATTTTCGTCAGGGATGGCGAAATTTGGAGTGGGGTAACATGATACAATTATATCCAAATAGCGCATATCTTGCAGCCCGTTCTCATGGTAAATGTTTTGCAGCCGGAACACCTGTTTTAATGGCAGACTGGACGGTAAAAAATATTGAAGATATATACCCCGGAATGGAAGTGATGGGTGTGGATTTTACACCTCGTAGAGTGTTAACGAGACACATTGGCAGTTCCAAACTTTATACAGTTTTTCAAGAAAACGGCATTGATTATACCGTGAACCCCGAACACATTCTTTGCCTATGGGACACCAAGCGCAAACAGTATGTGGAAATAGAAATGAAGAGGTTCATTACCTATACAAAAGCCAAGCGAGACAGATTTAGAGGGTACAGAGTTTTTTCCTACGATACCCCTGTTTATGAGAAGGGAAAAGTGTGGGTGGATGAAGCCGGAACGGGGGCATATTACGGGTTTATGTGTGATGGTGACCACTTGTTTCAGTTGGAAGATGGAACGGTGGTTCATAACTCTTATGAGTTTTGTATGGCGTTTCCATTGTGGAGATTATATAGTTACCACCGCCCGTCTTTTATGCGTCCGGATAATCCTGATAATAAAAATCGTCAGGAAACCTGTATTATCACCAATACCGAAAAACTTGGTAAAGAACATATTGACAAGGTAGTTGAAGAAATACGTACGAATGAGGCATTGGCAGCGAAGCTGAACCCCACAGGCAAAGCGTCTTTAGCCGCCACGAGTATTGAATGTGAAAACGGTACGAAACTTCACCTCCGTGGAAAGGATGGGTTTATTCGTGGTTTGCACGTAGGTTCAGCCGTGAGCGATGATTTACCCGATGAAAGTAGTATTTACAGTTTGGAGCAGCGTGAGAAGTTGCGAGACCTGTTTAAAGGAGCAATTACCCCGATTGTAGAGCCATACGGTTATAATATCGTTGACGGCACACCGTATCAGCAAGATGACCTCTATGCGGATTTAAAACGTGACCCGAAATTCATGGTGTTTGAGTACCCCGCTATTGACCCGAATGGTAGGTTGTTAGCTCCCGACCGTTTTACGTTTGATAAGTTGATGCAGGAAAAAGCCTCTCTGGGTACTCTAGTTTTTAGCCGTGAGTATTTGGTTGTACCAATATCAGATGACAGTACGATATTCCCTTGGGAGATATTAAAGAGAAGCACCATCGGGATGGAACACGTGCGTTTAGTTCATAACATAGAAAGTTTTCCGATTAAACTCGCACGAGTGACAATTGGTTGTGACTTTGCTGTTTCTGGAAATGTGGGGGCTGACTATACTTGCTATACGGTTTGGGGGAAAGACTTGCAAGAAAATTATTATTTACTGTATATTTACAGGGAAAAGGGCTTATCACATAATGAACAGATACAAAAGATAGCTCAACTAAACATCGCATTTAAACCGAATGAAATTGTGGTGGAAAATAACGGCTTCCAATCTATTCTGGCTGATATGTGTGTGCAAATGGGTATAAAGAATATAACACCATTTACTACCACCGCAGGGAATAAAAAGGATTTACGTACAGGTTGGGCATCGTTGTCGGCACTGTTTGAGCGTGGTGCTCTTAAATGTCCGTACCACCCAGATACTCAAGATAAAGTTGACCAAATGTTTGGGGAGTTTAATAGTGTGGCTTTCAGAAGTGATAAGGGTACATTAGAAAGTATTAGCGGGCATGATGATACAGTAAGTTCTTCCTACATGGCTATTAACAAGTTGAGGGAAGCTACGGTGCAAATAAAAGTTGACGCAGTTTAATATGGATAAGAAAATTGATGCTATACTAAGTCCGAGTTTTGTTGAGGAAATGATGCGGTTGGCTTTTGCTAACAGGCAGTTTGCCATCATGGTAACGGATAATTTAGATTTAAGTAATTTCCCTCGTGAAATGGGTGGTTGCAAAGCAATGCTGAAAGTATTGGCAGATAATTTGCGACGGGATGGTGGTTTGGCGACTTATGGAATGGTTGAAATGGCTTATCCTGGAAATAAGGATGTGGCAAAGAAACTTGAGGAAGTACGCAGCTTGAAATTACCTGATTACGAACCTATGGTCAGACAGCTTGAAACCTTTATTAAGCGTCAAACCTTTGTAGCCACTCAACGGGAAATTTCTGATATGTATAACGAGGGTCGGCAGGAAGAAGCCATGCAGTTACTCGGAAAACGTATGGAAGAAATTAATACCTTTTCGTTAGAGGGTGGTAGAGGACGTTTTACCCGCATTTACAGGGATTTTGAACGCAATATTAGTACTATACAGAATAAAGCCGATGACGCTGTTAGACGGCAGAAAATCCCGACAGGCATATCTACACTTGATGACCTTACAGACGGGGGCATACCACGTCAGGACACCTTATTGATGATAATGCGTTCAGGTGTTGGAAAATCCACTTTCTTAAAGTGGATTGCATGGTACAACACGTCCATTGCTCATAATCACGTTTTACAGATACAGTTAGAGGGTGGTATGGATGAAGCCGTGGTTAAGTTTGACCAGATGCTTGCGAATACCACTTACTCAAAGATAATGCGGGGTGATATTAGTGAGGAAACGGCTCAACGCCTGTCAGCGGTGGTTAAACGTTCTATTACTGTGAATAGTGATATTGACCTTTATGCGACTGACCAAATGCTTGACATGACATTGGCGGATTTGGTAACAGTAATAGAGGACTATAAAATGGAATATGGGTATTATCCGGATTTGATTAATATAGACAGTTTGGATTTGCTGTTAACGGGGGAAAATAAAAAGATAGACTTTGACCCTAGTTTCTTGAAGTTTCGTTTACAACGGTGCGCCCAAAAACTAAAAGATATTGCGAAGACATACGATTGTGTGGTGGCGGCTGTTACTCAAACGGGGGAAGTACCGTTTGAAGTTTGGAATGACCCCACACGGGTACTCACCCGTAGCAATACAGAGGGTGACCGCACGCTTATCAAACCGTTCTCATTCGTATTGACAGGTAATGTTACGATAGAGGAGAGTAAACAAAAACTACTTCGTATCTTTTGTGATAAATTGCGTAACTACAAGAATGATGGTATTATTATTCGTATTCCTACGAATTTTGAGAATGGCTTTTTCTACGACATGGGCAGGTCATCAACCGTTGAACAGATATTGGATATGTCGGCACTTGAAAAGTTAGAACCACGAAGAGGAAAGAAAGCCAACGGTGAGGATGCAGTGGGCGACCGAAAAGAAAGGGTTGAAGTAGAGCCGGGAGTATGGGCGACCCGTGTTGTTAAAGCGGGCGAAAGCCCGACGCAGACCCCGCCAGATGTATTGGACGAACAACATAAGAAAGATACATTGCGAGAGTACTTGAATGGTAACAAAGAAGTTAAGCCAAAACCCGTGCGTAAAAAGGTACAGCGATGAGATACGATAAGGAAAGAATAATAGAAGAATTTGCCCTGACGCCATTTGGCGCACGAGGATGGCTTACAAACAAGGATATGGAATGTCCTTTTTGTGGCAAGGCGGGGAAGTGGGGCATTATTTTTAACGATACAGGGCTAGCCACGTTTCATTGTTGGAAGTGTCCACGAAAAACTTCGGTGTATGAGTTTTTGAAAAAGGTAGGGCGAAAAGACCTTGCTAAAATGACATACACTGTCAAACCGAATGAGTTGGATGTGTGCCCCAAACTAGAGGCGGAGAATTATGACTTATCGGATTGGATGAAGGAAACAATGGATACGGCTGAAAAGCTAGCACCTACTCCAGTGCGTTTGCCTATGCGTTTAAAACCGCTGTCTAACGACCCGTATTTGGATAGTAGAGGGTTTGCTCCTGAACATTATGCGGAGTTTGAGCCTTCACACGTTACGAGTATGCTAGAGCCGAAATTGCACAACTATATTATCTTTAAGATGAAAGTAGATGGTGTATGTGTTGCATGGTGGGCACGCAGCCGATATTCTAAAGAATGGCATAAAGAAAATCTGGAAGCATACAAAAGGCATGAGGCGGATTTAGTGTTGCGTTATCGTAACAGTGAAAACAATTTTCAGGACTTATTAGGTGGGTGTGACGAAATAATACAGGGTGAAACCCAGACAGTTATTATAGTAGAAGGGATTTTTGACAAGGTTAACATAGATAATTTGTTGGGATTGCAGCATTTGCAAGATATAAAATGTTGTTTTACCTTTGGCAACAATATCGGGCAGGGGCAGTTGAAAACCCTCCTACAAAAGAAAGTGAAAAATGTAATACTTCTATACGACTACGGGACGATTGATGAAAGCAAGGATACAGCGTTAAAAATGCGGGATATGTTTGATAGCGTGTTGGTAACAGCTATTCGCAAAGAAGGAGTTGACCCAGGAAATATAGATTTAGCATATTTGGAAGAAGTTTTACAAGGGGCGACAGACCCGTTTAACTTTTTCTGTAATAAAGTAGAAGTAAAGATTTAGGATATGGAACAGGCAGTTAGTAACAACGGGGTTAAGTCACAGGAGCAATTTTTGATAAATTTGCAATTGGAGTATCTAACACAGCGTTTGCGGGCTTTAATTTACCAAGACGAAACATATATAAGAGTAGCTAGTGATATAGCCGCTAAGAAGCGAATGAAGATAACCCAGCTTGGAATTAAGTTTAATCTTACGACTATATTTAACGGTGAGGACGTTGAACAGTTTGTGGATAAATATTTTTGGAATCCTAATGGATTGCCGAATTTTCAGTATAAAGATGCACAACAGAAGAGGGTACAAGGAAATTATGATGCGTGGTATATGCTTTACCGAGGAACGATAGTGGTATATAAAGGAAAAGACGCAGAAGTTTTGAGTAACAACCCCGCGAAAGAGGAATTGGAGATACGTATTAATAATGACAGAAAATTAACCGTCAGATATTCTGACATAACACTTAATAAAAATTTTGTATGGATTTAAAAATTGTGAATTTGAGTAACAACGAGTTGCCGGAGTACAAAACAGCAGAAGCAGCAGGGCTTGATTTGCGTGCATGGTTACCGGAAGGACCGATTGTATTGCAGCCCATGGAACGTAGAATTATCCCGACAGGTTTACACATGGAAATTCCAGTTGGGTATGAGGGTCAGGTTCGTCCTCGTAGTGGTATAGCTGTGAAAAAAGGCTTGACAGTAATTAACTCTCCAGGAACTATTGACAGCGATTATCGTGGTGATGTAGGTGTGCCATTGATTAACCTTTCGGCATCAATTCAGACAGTGGAGCCAGGAGAACGCATTGCGCAAATTGTGTTTGCTAAGCATGAAAGAGCTGAAATTACCGTGGCAGAAAAGGTGGAAGACCTTGCAGATTCATAACGTGGTGCGGGTGTCTTCTGTCATACAGGTATGAAATAAAATTATAAGAATTTCGGGGATAAGTCTTGGATATTCCATTTTATCCCCGTACATTTGCAACAGATAAATAACCAAATTATTAATTAAAAACGAAAGACGATTATGGCTAACAATGCTCTTGCACTTCGTATGAGGTACAAAAAATTATCTGCCGAAGAATTGCAGGCTATCGCTAATGATAGCAAAAGTAGTGAAACAGAAGTAAAGATTGCTAATGAATTTTTGGCAAAGATGGGTGTAACCGCTGAAGAGGGGGTTAAGAAAGTCGCAGCCAAAGCAAAAAAGGCAGTTGAAACCAAAGAGGCTGAAGAGGAAGCTGTTACTAAAAAGGCAACTCCGAAAAAAGCTGCAAAGAAAGCTGATGCGGAAACGCAGGAAGAAAGCGTGGAAAAGGCTGCAAAGAGCCAAGTAGTAGAATACGAAAGTGACGAACAGCTTACTCCGGAAGAAAAAGCACGTTTGGCAAAAGCCGAAAAGGAATTTGACGAACGCCAGAAAAGCCGCAAAACTCCTTCCAAGTCCGACAAAGCAATGAAACCCGCTACTAAAGAAAAGAAAGAAAAGGGTGCTCCTCGCGAAACTAAACGTCAGAATTTGGACGAAAGTAAGGAAGTTCCGGGATTGAAAATTGGTAGCAAAGTAACTTTGCAAGACGGTGGCGAAGTTGGTGAAATTACCCGTGTATATGTTTCCGGAGACGGAAAAGAAAAGTGCATGGTAAAATTCGGGGACAACAAACCAATTAAGAAGCGTGTAACGGCTGTTACATTGGCTGACGAAGCACCTAAGAAAGCCCCTGCAAAGAAAAAGAAATAATGGTATCCGATAGCGGTACATTAATTTTAGTGAAAGGTATTTCAGGAAGTGGCAAATCTACACGGGTTTACTTATTCCTGGAATACCTTGAACATATAGGGGTGTCTTTTGAACCGTTTAAGTTTGTAAATATTGAGGGCAAAGAACGGGAAATTGGCGTGTATGCTAAAGACCTAGATATGGTATTTGTCGGCAAGTTTTACGAAAACGGTGGAATAAGACGTTGGCAGGGCTACGACAGTGTTACGGGAAGATTACATAAGGCTGAGGGGCTGAGCTACTTCCTAACCGAAATGTCCAATGCTGGACATACCGTTGTAATAGACGGTGCGGGCACGACGGCTTCGTGGCGTTTGCGACCTTTGGAGTTGGGTGCGACCAACGGAATATTGAACATTCTACATATACGGTACGATTATACTGACGAACAATGGGATGAATATTGCAAAAGGATTGTGTACCGTTCCGGTAAAGAGCCGAAAGGGGACGCAATGTGGCGCAAGCATGGTACTTTTGAGAGCGATTATAAAAAAGCCGTAGAGGAAGCCAAAGAGGTGAATGACCTCGGAGCTTGTGTTGAGGTATATAATCGTCCGTATAATACTCCAGTGTATGATTTGGGGGCGAGCATATTAAAGTTCATCGGTTTGCCTGAATTGGTGGATGACTTTGTTACCTACTGTAAGAATTCAAATTATTTGCAACTTAATTCTTTTGCTGAATTTGATAAAAGAAAGTGATATGCTAGGCAGAATTTATGTTATAACTTGTTTGGAAACAAATAAATTGTATTTTGGTCAAACTATCAAAGAGATTTCTGAACGGTTTGCTGAACATATACGTGCGGCAAACCGTGGAAGTAGATTTAAATTACATAAAGCTATACGAAAATACGGAAGTGAAAATTTTTGTATTGAAGAAGTTTTGTGGGTTGAGGCTTCTACTAAATCTTTGTTGAAAGCGAAGCTGGATTATCTTGAAATTTATTTTATTGATAGGTATAACACAAAGATTGCCGGATATAACATGACAGAGGGTGGCGAAGGTAGATTGGGCTCTTTATTATCTGAAGAAACAAAATTAAAAATTAGTAAATCTAACCAATGTAAGGTTCGTTCGCTGGAAACAAGGAAAAGAAATTCTGAAGCATACAAAAGAAGAACACACCATCCAAGAGAAGGATGCAAATTATCGGAGCGTCATAAACAGCTTTTAGCAAAGACACATTTAGGAATACCAGATCGGAAGAGCACACGTCTGAACTCCAGTCACGTGAAACGATCTCGTATGCCGTCTTCTGCTTGAAAAA